AGTTCTTGTGCTAATAGATGTCCTTGTCGGAATCCAATCACTTGTCCTTTACGTTGACGCTCGTTATCATGTTGTTTCTTACGTAACATCTTCCAAGCTGTGATTTCATCTATTTGTTCTTGTGTATGTGTACCTTTTTCAACATCTGCTAAGTGCTCTGGGAACGGGGTCATCTCTATCGTCTCACGATTAGGAATCCCTATCTTCAAGTTCCTTTGGAATACTTGCTCCTGTACCTTCAATACTTCCTCGTTGATTTGCCAAGCTGTACGTTGCATCTTGTTCACAGCACGCTTATGTTGGAGCGGGTTGTGTTCTGCTACGTATGCTCGGGCGTCTTTGCCTGTCGTCTTAATGAACGGCATTGACATACGAGGTGTGTAGTATCCTCCACGAGGATTATCGCCCCACGGAACTGGTGGGCATTTAAGTGGTAGGTACATAGGGAGTAGTAGACCCCGTTCCTTCTCGAACTCAGCAATCCAATCATCAAACTCTTGAGTAGTATCTATGAAGAAATCAGTCTTTCCTCTGCTCATTAGTTTCTGAGTGAATATTAAATCGTCCATACCTTTAAGTAGGTTACGTAGTACACGTGCACCTATGTGTACTTTCATCTGTGTAGTCCAGTCATTCCACGCTAAACCAAAGTCGTTAAACTTCTTCATTAGAGCTTTCTGCATATGGACAGATGATGTCACAGCTTGGTCGTCGAATGACCGCATGACTGTGTGGAAGTACGCAGGGTACTCCGCTTCGAACATAGCGCATTTAAGTTCTGTCTCTAACTTACTTCCTAGTTTAGATACAAACTTAGATACTCCTACCTTCTTTCCTTCGCCAATTTTAGCTAGTAGAAATTTAAGACCAATGTAACCAACTTTCATGTAGTCTTCATTATCACCAGCTACTTGACGTACTAGTTTATTATATGAAGCATTACGTCCACGTGCGCCTAGCTTGCAGTCGTCTTTAATCAAGTCGCCTACTATCTGCATTCTCTCTTTTAGAATGAATGTTGTACTATCTGTGAGTTCGTTTCCTTTCTCACGTGTTTTCTGCTGTAAGTCGAGGTATCGCTGTGACCCTCGCTTTAGGCACTCTTGTTCCCATAGAAGTTGGTCTTGTGTCATTATATAGCCTTCTTTCTAGCACGTGCTAACCGAGCCTTAGCGTTACGTTTGTCTCGCTGCATCTCTGGTGTCATGTGCGTTGGATGTATTAATTGGAACTTTAGGGCGGGTGGTTCTTCTAGGTACTTACCAAGCCCAATGATGTAGTCTTTTGCAGACACACCTTTGTGACCTAAGTTAGCCTTAGTCTTCACTCTCCCCTCAGCACCGTTACACGAATTATGTAATGCACCACGGACGTAGCCAGTAGTATGACAATGGTCAAGTACTGGTCTATCTCGTGGTGTAAATGGCTTATTACATACCGCGCATTTGTTTCCCTGCTTACTGACCAATTGGTCACATACAGACTTAACCTCTGACGGTCGTAATTGTCTAGCCATTAGCCATCTCCAGTTTGAATTCTCGGATAGCTAACTCGGGCGTTGCACCAAATCCTGCTATACCTGATTGTAGGTCTTTCCCTGCTAATACGCACCACTGGCTGCCGTCTTTTCCTAGCATAGCGTATATTTCGTAGTTAGTTGTTTTTACATTTATACTTATACCGTTATCCAAGTTCGTGTACTCCTTTGTCGAAACGTTGTGCTTTGAATCTAGGTTCACGGTACTTACCGTTTGTCAGTACTTTCATAGCTTTAATCTCAACTACTGAGCCTACTATCTCTGATGGTGTTACTAACCAGAGTGTGCGTTCTTTATGTGTAGCACAGCCCATACCAATCTCATGTAGCTGGCCTACTTCATCTTTACAGACAAGCTTACCAGCCATACCTTCATGGTCGCCTTGACCTTCTATGACTTTAGTGACTAACATCTCTACAGTCACTTCTTCCTTGATTTTCATCAACGTTGAAATGCGTTTTCCCTGAGTATATAAAGCGTTTCTAGCCTTTAAAATAAGCCCTTCTCCGCCTCTGGCTTGGATTAATTCAGCCGTTTCATTCCATCGCTTAGGGTCTTGAGAGACTCCAAGGATAGGTGATAGGCGTACTTGTGGGTGTCCTAATCGTTGTACTATCTCTTTAGCAAACTGATAACGGTGGTGTGCTGACATAGTACAGAACTGAAAGTCAGGGATGAAGTCATGTACTTGTAAGTATACGTCCTCTGCTTGTTCGTACTTACGGTTTAATATACCGTTAAGTGTATGGAAGCTATCTATCTCCATACCTTCTATCATAATCTCAAAGATTAAACGGCCTTTAACGTCTGGTCTATGTGTTCTGATAGAGTCGGATAGTTCTTTTAGTGCAGGTATCTCACGTAGTTGTCGTGAGTGGATAATACAGCTAGGGAAGTCTAAGAAGCCAAACCAACCATCATGCTTTTCGAACATCATGTACGGTGTATCTATTTCTGGCTTCTTCTTGTCCATCTCTAGGAACAAGTGCTTAGCTTTCTGTATACCCATCATTAAGGTGTTAGTCATTATAGTATTCCTATAGATGCTAAGTACAGTGGTACACCTACAACTACACCTATTAGTCCACCCATACCTGCCTCACGGTTAGTAGTTACTTTTGTAAGTTTATCTCCTAACGATAATTTATACAGGTTTATTAGTGCTGATACAATGTACAGCACTATAAATGCTATTTGAAAGTTGTTCATACGAATTTACCTATCATGTCTATTACTGCGTATAATAATGTATATGTTACTATTACTCGCATACTGTGTATACTCAATGGTAACACTGGGAGTTTATCAAATAAGCTAGTCACGACAAAGCTCCTTAATCATTCTCTTATGGAACTGTACAGGTATACCCCACTCTTTAAATACTATTCGTAGCTTACGTTTTGCTACTCGCATAGAAATGTCACCCATATCTACACGCATTACTGTTACTGAGCCGCCATCTTCTGACTCATTTACTGGAATTAGAAATACCATTAGTACATCTCCTTATACTCTTGCGTTGTTAGGTCTTGGTAAGAGTCATATACGGACACACCACAACTATGTTCTAGTGCGGGCTTACCCTTCACTGTAATTGGTGCACCGTACCATGCCCCATGTGTACAGAACCATCCATCCCCGTCTGCTTCGAAGAATGTCTGACCACCATTTTTGTTGTTGTAAACTCTATAAGGCGCTTTCATTATATACGTCCTTTATGTATGGCGCGGAATGTCTCCACTGCCTCTTGTTGTCTGTTAGTTGGGTGTACTTTGTAACCAACTTCTTTGAAGAAGTCTACTAAGTCCCACTCATTGTCGGTACGCTGCATCCATAATAGGTATGCTTGCTCTACGAATCTAGTCATAGCGTGTGCACCGTAGTACTCGCGGTATGCTTCGTATACTCGTCGCATTGCTTCTTTATCGGTAGTTACACCTTTTAGCATAGCTACTGCTTTAGCTTCGCCACATGCACCTGCACCTGACTTACGAGCTTTGTGTGATTTGAGAGGTAAGTAACGGTCGAGTGTTGTATTGTCTAACTTCTCTAACCCAGGGATGTTGTCAACCTTATCTCCCATAACCATCTGATGCCAGAACCATGAGGTTCCTTCACCGATAAGTTTAGGTTTAACGTTTCCTACTTCTCTGTATTCTGTGTGGTTGTAACCAGTCACAGTCCATACTCGTCCAGTCTTAGGACAGGCATGTTTGCCCATAATCATCCAGAGATCTTTGTCTCCTGACATTATGATAGTATCTATACCTTTTAGTAAAGCTGCTGTTTGATAACGACACATGATGTCGTCAGCTTCAAAGAAATGACAAGCTACTGGTTTGATATGTTCTGACTCGTAGTTAGCGAGTAATAAGCGTAACTCTCTTACACGTACCTTGATAGGTGCGTCTGGGTCACGGTTCTCTTGATACGGCTTTAATGATGCCATTTGTTCACGCCCTGACTTACAGCCAAGTGTGATGAATGCGTTGATTGTACCTGCTCCAACTACTAAACGTTTCATGTTTAATAAGTCAATTAGGTTCTTAAAGTTGTTGGCTGCTGGTACGTCCATGTCGGCTACCTCGTAACACGAGAAGTCGGCGTCGTACTGTAGTACTCGGGCAGCCTCAACCTTACGGTTTAAGTTGCCTGAGCTTTTAGCAGCCGCGTTACCAATTGCGGCTAAGTCCATTGTTCTATCCTAGTAGTTGTTCAAGTGTAGATAGTTTCTGTTGCATAGGAGCAACTTCATCTATCATTTCTTGTTTAAACTCACCAAGTAGAGTATGTAAACGCTCTTGTTGGTCAGGTGTTAAGTAGTAACCGTTGTAACCGCTATTAGTCTTAACGGCGTAATCTCTATAGGACATTGTACCAGCCAGTTTACTAATCTTGTCTAGCTGTACTTCAACAGCTTTTATGGCTTGTTTTAATACGTCCATGGTCTAGTCCAAGTTAGGAACGTCACCTTCAACTGGAACTTCGTCCAATGAGATGTGTTCTTGTGTTAATGCTTGGGTAGTTGAACCTTCCCACTCGATGTTTTCCATAACAGTTTCTTGAATCCAATTCTTTGAAACTTCTACGTTCTTATCGTTGGTACGAGTACCGTCAATGTAGATACTTTCCCACATCTCTGTGATCTGAGCGTCAGTCATACCTTCTACTTCCCATAGGAATACTTTAGGTACGCCTTGTAACTCAGGTACTGGGATTGGAGTAGCTGTCCCTGCAATAGGGTCTTTCATAACTGGTTCTGCGAATGACCACGAACCGTCAATGTCTAAGTTAGCATATTTCTTGCCTTCCCATTCGTTGTGGTATACGTGACCTAGCATTGGCTTACCAATCATCTGGGCTATGTGGTTGAAACCACCACCTAATGCTCGGTTTAATGCTTTAAACAATGGCATGTACTTACCTTTGTCTGAATATGTCTTGTTTACACGGACTGTCATTTTGGCAGGAACTTTCTTGCCATCAAATTCAATCATGTGGTCTGGGTGTGATAGCTCAAACGTTAACAACACTCGTAAGCTAGGCTTATGTGTTGGGTTCTTTGCTTCATGACGCCCTGTTTCAATGTAGTCTACAAGTCTTAGTAATGCTACGCCTTCACGAGGTATCTCACGGGTGGTTTTGCGTTCTACGGTCAAGTCTTCTGATGTTGCTGCGGCTTGGCCAATTGCTGAATAATCCATGGTGTTTATTTTCTCTTAATTTAATGTAATGTGCTCATAGTGAACATGTCTTCGCCAATCTCGCTCTCGCAAGGGAATGGCACTGTGATGTTTAACTCGTCGTATGAGTTGTTAAACGTAGTTGGTACGTCTTCTAAGATTGCTTGTACTTCTCGTACAACTGTATCAAACTTAGCGCCTTTACCGTCTAACCAAACACAATCGTGTACTGTATTAACTAGTAATATGTCACCATTGAATCGGTCATTCTTTAGCATGTAGCGGAATACTAGACCTAACATGGTCTGTACTATCTCTCCACCAAACCCTTGTACTGGATAGTTTTTACGCTCAGTTGGACTGAACCCTGTGTACTTTCCGTGTTTGTGCATGAAAGTTGGAGCAATACCTTCTCTCCACATATAGCGCGTTCCAGTAGGGCTATCCCAATGGGCTTCACCTTGTTTGAATGCGACCCCTTCAATAAAGAGGTTATGAGTTGTTGGTATACGGTTTGCATCTATCTCCGCCTTTAGTGCATCGTCGAACACTTTAACCATAGGGTACATAATCTCTTCTGCTGCTATCAGTTCATCTACTTCCGACTTAGGCATACCTATATCGTCAGCAATCGTCTGTGCACCACCACCGTATGCTCTCAAGAATGAGAACTTCTTAGCGAATGTACGACCTTGTTTGTATATCGTGTCTTCTTCTACGTGGCATTTATCCCATACGTATTGGTAGTCTTCATTTAATTTAGCGGCTAAACGCTTACAATGGAAATCTACCTTATTGTTTAAATCTTGACATAGGTTAGGATCTCCTGTTAGTACACCTTGTACAACTACTTCCAGTTGGCTGTAGTCAATCTCAGCCATTCTTCCACCTTCTTTAAATCTGCTTCTGAACATCTTCTTGACGTTGGATGTGTCTCCACGAGGGACATTCTGTAGGTTTGGGTCGGATGATGATAGTCTTGATGTAACCGTACTTGTGTGGTTAAGTTTGTGGTGGATAAGCCCTTGGCCGTCGACCAATGTAAGCATACCCTTACGCTTACCTTTCTTATCTTCTTTCCAGTAGTAAGTTCCCAAGTCTTTATCAAGACCCGTACGCTTAACAAGCGCGTCAGTGAAGGGCAAACCTCTCTCAGCAAGCTTAGATATGATCTTAGCTCCTGTGGAGTACAAGGGTTGGTCGTAAGCATCAGTCTGTTCTGACTTCCAAGCCCCTGAAGGCTTAGTATATCCATCAAACTTAAAGTAGTGCGGTTTTTGTGCACCTTTAGGTTTAGTGATATCGTCGGTCTTAACGTTGCGAAACTTACCTTCGCCAGCACGTTTTCCAGACATGTAACTATCTTGGACTTTGTAGAATCGTTCATTGTGTTTAAATTGTCCTTGTGCCTCTGGTACTTCTAGTACGTATAACTCACCTGCTTTCTTACACTCACTAGGAGGTACAGGTATATTGTCGAATAGAGGATGTTTATCAGTCTTCTGTGCATATAGTACGTTTCCATTATCGTCGGTATGTGCTACCCACTTTGAATACTTTACTACACCACCAAAGATGATACACGATTTGTGTGTGTTACTAGCCCAGTTAAATACTAACTCAGGTGGCAACTCAGGTATAAATGTCTCTAATGTTTTAGTTGCTTCTGCTAACTCAATGATTAAGTCGTCACGTAATACGTTACCTACCTCACTGTCACAGAATACACCGTTGTATTCCATCTCACATGTAGCGAGTAGACCATCCATACGGTACTTTAACATTGTTCTAAATTCTTTTGGGTGATTCGCTTTCATCTCTTTTATCTGACCTGCGAATATCAACCATGTGTTCATTATGTCACCTACAATCTCTTTGTTACCAACTAGGTAATCATGTAGTAGGTCTGGTGGAATCTGACTGGTCAAGTAACCGTCTTCCCACATCTCTTTAACTGCGTCAATCTTCGTACCACCACCATACTTGGTAGCAATATCGTTCATTGAACACATTTGTACGTCTTGTGTGTGACCGCCTAGTAAGTACTCAACGTATTGTCCACAATATATTGTAACACCGCGTTTGAGAGCTGCTTGGAAAGATGGACTATCCCATACCCATAGCACATCAAATTTGGTATTAAAACCATTAATAATATCACCATCTTCTAACTTGTCCCATTGGTCTTTCATGATATCGTCACGATGCCATGCATCACAACGTTTTGATTCTGGCTTACCACCGTTCCATGACCAACCTGCTTCTACTACGTAGTTGCGTGGGTCAAATGGTGAGGCTAATCGTTTGTTTAGTCGGTGATTTTCGACTTCTAAATCAAAGGTAAGTACTTTCATTTAACATCCTTTGTTAATAAGTCTTCTGGTCGGGCGTCTCGGTACTCTGTATTGTCGTATGTGTGACCTACTATATCTGATGGGTCACTAGTAGGGTAATGATAGGTATGATTTTCTTCTACCTGTAATACCATAGTTTGTTTACCGTACCAATTTGTAGCTACGCGATAGCGTTGTTTTCCTGTTAGTTTCTTCATCGTAACCCTCCTCGGGTTGTGTGTTAATGTGTTTACTACTACGCACAGAGCTCTGGACCTTTGTAGCGATTATTGTCTTGTAGGTCGTTAAGACTACTACCTTATCAGATGTGCGTATGAGTAAACATACTATTTAATTATGTTTGTATACTGCGGCTTATCCCCGTTAGCGTACGGGCTGAACCCGCGCCCTTCGTTTCAAACTGCTCGCATCATTATATGTGTTGACCCTCCTAGTTACCTCAGTCGTGGCCTTTGACTTCTAGTATACAAACGTAATTATTGTGAGCAGTTTAAACACATGCTCAGGTATCTTGTTTACGTCTTATAGTGACGAGATGGACTCACCTCCTATGCGCTTGTTATAGTCTGGATAGTGACTTGTAGGTCTTTCATCTACTGTGTCAGTTTTTATACTATTTATATGACCAATACTAGTTGCAGCTCAATATTGTTTATACTCAGTTCTCTGCTTCGAGTTACCTTTTAAAGAGTTGTATCTCTAGGGAGTTGCGGTTCGCCCATTGTACCGACCTAGTTTTGTCCGTAGGAGGATTCACCCATTGGATGCCTACCCTTCCGTGGTAGGTTGCTTTTCGCTTAGAGACGTAACCAGCCTCAACTACCTTGCTTACTTTTATATCCCAAAGGTGTTAGATAAGTACTAGGTTTAACGAGTCTGCTTTGCTCGGTATTTTACATCTACTCGATGTAACATCAGGGCGACTTAGGTTTGAGCGCCCACTGTTTACGACCAAGCTAGTTGTCGAGTCTATACTAGACCAAGGGTTTGCTTCTGAGTTTTAATGGTCTGACTAGCCATACGCACCATAGTAGTCTCTACCAACGAGCTGCGATACCACGTGTATCTACGTGTACGAAGCCATCTTTAGGGTAATACCCGATACCAAGCAAGTTGGCATACGGTAAACCCTTAACTAGTAAATGTAGCTCTTTAGTGCTCATACCTTCTACTCTAATGTCAACCGCATCTGAAAGAGGGTCTTCATCTGTAGACTTATGTTCACTGTTCTTACCACCACCTACACTACGGTTGTATTTAGTACATCTTGCTCCTGAGGATAATACTACTGGAGCATTAGCCTTCTCTCGAATATGTTCTAATACAATGAGTATAGCAATGGACAAGCCACCAGTACCACAGCAAGAGCATACACTCTTACTGTCAGTTGCTTCTGTAAAGTGCTGTGTTTCATATTGCATAGTATTCCTTATAGGTTAGCTTGCGCTGCCCTTGGGTCGTAGTCTGCTTCTTTTACGAACACACCATCTACCATCATACCTCTACGGTCTTTGATATCATCGTATGCTACCTGTAAGCATTCTTCTATGGTGACGCCATTACGTACTGCTATGTTTATGAGTACAACGATAATGTCGCCAATATCATCTTTAATGTCTTTACCTTTACAAATGTTATCCGAGAGTTCGCCACACTCCTGAATTAGTTTAGCAAACTGTGACTTATCGTCCGAACCTTCAATAAGGTTACGGTCTTTATGCCACTGTGTTATCTTACGAATATTATAGTTTATACTGTCGTTTATTGACATGCTAAACATTCTCCTTTACTTGCACTTACACCCGCTGCTGTGCGCATGTAGTACAAACCTTTAATGTTCTCGTCCATGAAGGCTTCTTGATGGATTTCCATCATGTACTCTTCATCTTCGTCTGCATCAAAGAATAAGTTAAGTGATTGACCTTGGCATATATACTGTTGTCTAGCTGACGCCAGTCTAAGTATAGCACGTTGGTCTATCTCGTATGCAGTTTTGAATACTAACTTCTCATGGTCGGATAACCAATCTAAGTGTTGTACACTACCTGCTGTGTTAAGTGTTAAGTCTTCTACTAACGCGTCTGTGAATTTACCACGGTCTTTCGCCAACTCAAGGAAGACGGGATTAACGCGATATAACTCTCCAGCGCTCGTAGGTTGGTTGTAGATGTTTGCGACAACTGGTTCAATACCTTGGCTAACGCCTCCGCAAATAAGTGCGAGGGTAGTAGTTGGAGCGACCGCAGTGCGGTGTGTGTTACGTACGCCGTAACCTTTACACCATTCTGGTTCACCCAGTTCACTCGCCATCCAACGTGATGCCTTAAGGCTTTCCACTTGTATGTGACTGAATACTGTGTTGTTCCACATGTGTGCTTCAAATGCTTCAAAGGGAATACTCTCTTGTTGTAGGTATGTATGGAAACCACACACTCCTAAACCAAGGGCACGTGACTTCTCTGTGAATCGTACTGTCTTCTCAAAACCTAGGTTCTTCTTGCCTTGAGCTATGAACTCTGAGGCTATACAATCTAGGAATATTGTAGCAATATATACTGCATCAGTGTCTTTCCACTCATGCCACTTGGCTAGGTTCATACTAGCTAGTACACATGTAAATGAATGGTCTGCGTCACTGAATAAGTTTATCTCGATACATAGGTTGGAAGCTAGTACCCGTAAGTCTAAATCTTTGTACATCTGTGGGTTATGTCGGTTTACTTTATCAACGAAGAAGAAGTAACCTTTACCAGTAACAGCTTTAACTTTCATAGCTCGTTTGAGCTTGTTGATAGCTTCTTTGTTACCGTTATTTAACAGTTGAATGAAATCGTCTGTTATAACCCAGCCCATGTTAAGGCCGTCTGGATGATGCTCTAAGTAGTCAACAACTTCGTCGTAGTCGCCATGAGTAATAGGTAAATAACCTGCCCATGCTCCTCGTCTAGCTGTACCTTGAGCTACTTTGTTCATTATGTCGACACATGAAGTGATAACATCAATAACACCTGATGCTTTACCGCCTTTACTAATATTACTACCTCTACTACGAATGTTACCTAAGTAACTAGACGTACCGAAGCCGTTCTTAGTAAGTACTGCAAGTTCATGTGCACTCATGTAGAAGTCGCTTATGCTGTCGTCGATCAATTGACCTGAACACGATACAGGCATACCACGGTTTGTTCCCATGTTAGCTAGTATTGGTGTTGATAGTCCTAAGTGACCTTGCCACAAGATACTGAAGAACTTCGCCTTCCATGCGTATGGGTCAGGCATATGTTCTGCCGCTGCTTGCGCAATACGTACGTAGGTATCATGTAGAGTTTGGTTATCTACTTGATACTTCTGTTTAAACATCTGCCAACCACCAGTAGTAAACCACTGTGGTACTTCACCTTCCGCTTGTAATTCTTTACGCTCGATTGATAGTCGTTCGTATATTGTTAGTTCTTCCATGTGAATCCCTCTGTATTCCAGTCTCTGTTATAGCTACTGTCGATACCTGTGAAGAAGTCGTTTAGCTTAACCATGTTAATGTCTTTGTAGAACCATTCACCAATAGGGTTTGATGGTGGTTTAAACAACGGCTTGAAACCTAAGTTCCCTAAGCATATATCTAGTCTGGACGCTACGAAGTTCTTCAATTGCGGCTTGGTTATACCTTCTATATCACCTTCTGAGAATAGCATGTTTACTATTTGACACTCGTGGTGGTATAGTTCTCGGGCTACTGCGTATATGTCTGTTTCTAGTGTAGAGTATACTAAGTCGTTCTCTTCTTCTTGTAACTGCTTTTCACGTAGTAACTGTTTAAACGCCCACGCTCCACCTTCACAGTGTAGGTTCTCGTCTCTTACTGAGAAGTTGATACCTCGTACCACGTTCATTAATTTGTTCTTTCCACGCGTTTGAAAATGCTTCAAAAAGGCAAAAGCAGAGTAAAGGACAGCGCCTTCAACCATACTAAAAGCACCAATTGATACTAAGTCATCATCGTGATTTACAAAGCTCTCTACGGCTTCCATACGTGCCTTCAAAACAGGGTTATTTACATAATCTGTATAGAACTCATCGTTGTCGAGGTGTAGTGCTTTATTTATCTTGTTATAGAAAGGTGCATGTATACCTAGTTCTGTGTATGCAAACGTTGCTGCCATTTGACGTATGTCATGGCGTGGGAACATACGCTTAAAGCGTCCTCCCCAATACTCATTACCTGCTACCAGTTCATATAAAGTGAACAGTTTTAGGGTAGTTATAACTCCATGTTGTTCTGCATCAGTCATGTTGACTCGCATATCCATGATGTCTTTATCTACATTAATCTCGTTGGCAGTCCAGAAGATTTTCTCTTGTGCTTCCGCCATCTCAATTGGTGCAGGGTAATCAAACGTATAAGCTTCCTTGTACGTCTGCATTTGTACTTTGTCCATATATTCCTCCTACTAGTACGTCTACGACACAGGTATAGAATACTTCTTGCTAAGTCTAGTTGCTAAACTCCTGTGCCTTGACTGTAATAGGTTACCGTATTTCGACGCTAGGTATAATTATAGACGGTTTGAATACTATTTTGTACTGACTAGTACTTACTGAAGCGTATCGAGTCTGTTCAGAGAAATACGTCACGTTGTCCGATAGACCTAGGTAGTGTTTCTTAAATTCGTTAGATCCTGTTTTACAGGTTACACTTAACTGTCCTGAGAAGCTGCTTACTGAGCAGAGTCCTTGGATGGTTAAAATGTACTCTCCCGTGATACCGTTATAGAATACTATACGACGTTCAATCTGAAAGTTATCTGCTGCTTTAGACAGGTTATGTGATGCTACGTCAGCGTCCGAACAACCTGCTAAACCTGTTGCTAGTAATACACTTACTAAAAGTGCTTTAAATTTATTGTTCATTATCTACTCCATGCTGTACTGCATGACGGTGAGCAAAGAATACGATCTTCTCTGCACCGCGTTGTGTGGTATGACCCGCTTTCTGCTTACCTAATGTACGGGCTGCTGCTGTACGCCAAATCTCTTTGAACATATTAGCTTCTGCATACGTCATGTCTAATGATTCAATGATGTCGTTACATTCTGCTGTATACGTAGCATCATTCATATGCTCACCTTCATTATTTGATGGTGTTGTTGGATTCATTACATCTACTTGGTAGTAGTTACATGAACCACCTGAATCCTCTACGTCTTCTTCCATATCATCTTCGATTAGGATATCTGGCTTATTACCTGTAAGTAATGCGTGCATAAGTGGTGTTCTGAATGTACGTCCCCATGTTGGGTGTATTAACATGTTAAGTGGTGAGTCTAGTACCCACGGTACATGCCCTTCACCCTCCAACATGTCATTTATGCGGTCTATTGACCATACGCCGTATTGCTCACCACCTACTCTGTCCACATGGAATATACGTAGCTTGTCGGTATCTGGGTTGTCTTTGAATATCAACGGGTTGTTAGCGTTTGTATGGAATCGTACGTTTAATAGTTGTTCTTTAGTGTATTTCATTAGAAGAATCTCCCTCTATCTGCGTCGAATGTAATCTCCTCTCTCAAGTCTGACATACCTTCGCGCTTTGATTTAGTTTTAGGCATACTGATGCCGCGTTTAGCTTGTAGTAGTGGGTCGTCGCTAGAACCTAGCATAATGATACCATCACAAGCTCCTTGTTTACCTGTCTTGCTGTCCTTCAACATATTCTCTGTTGGGAACATTAGTCCTGCACCTTCGTTACTTATCTGGGATGTAGGGAATACGGGACAGTTGTATTTGACTCCGAGTTCTCTGCTCCACTGATACAGTTGTTCAAGGCGTTGGTCTTCTCGCAAGTCTTTTCTGGTGGGAAACTTAACATTGTCAAGCATATCAACAACAATAGCACCGATATTATCCAGTCCAATGTTCTCCAGAACATCTTCGAGATATGAGTTATTCTTTCCATGAATGTCATAGATTCGGACTCTGTCTTTACTTCCCATGGCTTTAATGTATTCATTAGTAAGCTCTCCTTTGGCTTTAAGCTTTGCAAGCTCGCCATTGGTCATGTTAAGTGCTGACATGATTTGCCGAGACATTATGCGTTGTCGTCGTGATTCGTTATTGAACCAGACAATTATCTTGTTGTTAGGCATCTGCTGACACATACTCCAGTTAAGGAACGTTAGGAAGGAAGTCTTTCCCTTCCCTGGCCTAGCTGCTATGATGTACTGGTCACCACCTTGTATGTTACGATATATCTCATTCATACAGTCTAGAGGCCATCTCATACCATTGTCGTCGTTTTCTTCACCCACTGTTGAATCATCTAAGTCAGAGAACTCATGCGACGATGATCGCTCTATTGTCTCTTTAACTTTGGTGGTTATGTTATCAATAGCTAATACTATCTCAATCTCTTCACCTTGTTCATACTCACTGATAAGGTTGCCTACGTCCGTAGCAAACTCTAGTTCTAACAGTTGGTTTATAATGTTCTTTTTAACTGACTCTGCAACGTCTGTCTGCATACGGTCAATTAGTTGGTTGTAGTAGTCGCAGTCGCTCTCACCCATGCCTTTGTGCCATGTTGTGAAGAACATACTACGGAATGCAGGGAAGTCAATTTGGGCTTCGTCTTCATTCATTTCAAAGTACTTACGAATATCGTCTGTTACAGCCTTTGTACGCTTATCAATTGCGCTTCGTGGGATGTAACGGTGTACTTTGTCGTATTGTTCTTTGTATTTAATTATGCGTAGTAAGGCTAAGTCAATCATTAGTTGTTTCCTCGGGTGTCCTGTACATCAATACGTTTTAGTATCTCCATAGCAAACTGGTAAGCTTGATAGTTATCCATTGAAATTAGTAATGGTACTTGTGTACGTGAGTCTAAGTTGTTACCTTCATCATCCATTGACCTGCAACATCTTAACACTATGTCTGCGTTGTAGCTTTGTCTTGATAATTCTACGTCTGCGCCTTTAAAGTTAAACATTTAATTGGCTCCTTATATCCTTATCGGAAAGTTCTTTAGGGTCTAATGGAGTTAGTATATTACTAACTGTTGTTAAAAGACTTAATGTCTTTCGAATCTTGTATGCACCTTGCCTTCCTGCTCTATCTGCATCAAGCCACGTTGTGACTTCGCTATATTGTCCAAGATGAGCTGCTTGTGCTGTAGTAATCTTGGTGCCAAGTAAGGATACGGTGTTAATATGTCTCCCAACTCTAATTGCTGATAGGATATCTTCAACGACAATAACTCGTTGTACATCTTCTCTGCATAAGGTGACGTGAAACATGACTTTACTTCTATCTCTTGCGGGTTGCAAGTATTTAGGTTTCTGTCCTGCTTGTAGCGCTCTGCACTGATACCAGATAAGGTTATCTTGGGCATCGTATACAGGGAGTACAACTCTATCAAGTCTTTCTGAATAGCCAATATTATGGCTTCGATAGACTGGCTCGGTGATACCTGCTTTGAACAGCCACATCCTCGCGTGTAGTGGTAGGTCATTAGTGAAGTCCTTTGGTAGGTCTAGTGTTAGTTCAATTGATTCAGCAGCCTTGTTAAGCTCCTGAATACGTGTTAGTTCTGCTAGGGATTGTTTACCTTTGTACTCAATGTCGGTAAAACCACAGCGATAGCAATTGCACCAGTATGACTTCATTGAATGAGTCACACTTAGCTTTTCGCCACTACCACAGTTTTCTGGACAGAGTGTTTGTACCTTACCGTTTAGTGGTAGGTCTTTAGCAATGTCTTTCCAATTCTTCATCTTCATCATCCTCTAAGAGCTGACGCATTAAGTCTTGCTCCGAGGGTGTATAGGAAGCAATCATTTCATCAATTTCTTCTTGTGTAGGCATAGTGCCTCCTTAGTTAATATGGTACGGGATGTAGGATTCGAACCTACCCGCTACACCTAGTAGTGTAACACCTCCTCAATAGAGGCGCGTCTTTCCAACTCCGCCAATCCCGTGTAAATTTGTTTATGTGTACATCTTTCGAACAAAGATGTACATGTAACCAAACTCTACCACTCCAACGGCTGCTTATGACCTTGTAGGGAGTGGCTTGTTACGATTCTAAACGGTACATTTTAACTACGCATAATTTATTCCTTTAGTTATAAATAATAATCCCTAAACAACCTAACGTCTAATGTGCCAACTTCTGTATACCAGATGTGCAAATTCAGTTAAAGGTGTTTAGGAGTATTACTCAAGTATGCCATTCTGGCTGAGGTTTGTTGCCTCGTTATACCGAATTTAATCGGTTGACTATACGTGTAAGTATAAATCCGATAGCACACTGGGGATCGCCAATGTACTAACGAGTTATACTAATATCATCTTATTTTATACACTAGGTGACAAAGTGTACCTACTTATACGTGTTGAACCTACGGATAAGCAGGATTTCCGGATTTAGCTCCTATTTGTGGAATTTATCGTCCACCCACCTGATCAAGGCTTCGCCAACATGTATAGGTACATGGATAGGTAGTCTCTAACCCTTACACTATCATCTAAGGGTATACGCCCACCTTAGGAGTGGGATTTCTGCTTACTGTCTGGACAAGTCCATCCTAATAAACTTTATAAAGCAACCTACATTAGTAGGTTACTTGAAAAGCTTACTACAAGGATTAACCTTCTAGTTCTTCAGCTTCGCCTTCTACGTCAGCTTCTAAAGCGTCTAAGTCAACGCCTTCTGGAGCTTCTTCTGCAATAGGGTCTTCTAAAGACGCTGCTGCAACTTTTACTTTGTTCGCAGGGTTAGCTTTAAACTGTGCTGCAACGATAGCTTCATCGAATGCACCTGCGTCTAAGCCAGCTTGTAGTTGTTCAGTGAACGCTACTACTTGCTCTGCTGATGCGTTGATACGAGTTGCTTTTGGAGCTACTGCATCTAATGCTACTGTGATACGACCAATTGTTAATGTTAACGCTTGAGTACCGTCTTCTTTAGCAACTTTGTTACCGTCTTTAATCTTAACCGCTAAACGCGCTTCTTCGATTGTTAACAGGTAAGATGGAGTAGCTGAACTTGAACGTGAGTTGTTGTTTGCTACGGCTTGTGTTGCTAGTGCTGAAAAGTCAAATGACATATTAGATATTTCCTATATAAAGTGGTATCTCTACCATGTTTGTACGTAATTGTACGGTTTGGGTGAGCTTACTTCCCAATGATTAAGCTCAATCGACTGAGGTTAGTCCTCGGATTTGATTCGTGCTATTAACTGCTTTGTAGTGCAGTTGCCATACGAACCATACATATGGACATGCTCATAGTTACTATAAACATGTACGTATATACTGTCAGTGGTACGTGAGATATCTACCCGTGTCGTGTTGTGGTGTATCTTACGTACTACTTTTAATACTTGCTTGTTAGCTTTAGCTAGTTCGACTTGGAGTACATTCATACTTGAATCTCGCTAGTAAGTTGGTGATCTTCTGCATACCACGTGCTAGTCGGTAACTTTTGATTGTCTCAGGGTTAAATGGGCTGTTCTCTGCACACTTGGCTGAGAAGTCAGGCATACCGTTTGCTAGCAAAGGGATAGTCTGTTTAAATGAATCAACTAATCTATTTACTTTACGGTTGTATTTCTTTAATGAAAAGCTAGTACCTGTTAAGATACCTAGTGGCTTTTGCTTACGCATGTTAATTACTCCACAACTATTACGTTGCTGTTGTTAAACTGTTGTTCTTCAAGGGGATATAGACGTAGTGAGTTCTCTTCACAGTCGTCTGCTGTTAACTCATGCTCTGTTAGGCATGATGTCATGAACTGGTGGCGCATTATATCGTTGGCTTCACCGCCAAACATATTGGGTGCTATTGCGCCTGCTAAGATGCCGAGGATAGCTATTACTATCATCAGCTCTATTAGCGTGAAACCCTTAGTTCCTCGTATCAATTAATAACTCCGTACCTGCTCCTGCTACTACTTGAGAACGTTTACCGTCCCAGCGTTTGGCTTCAACGTAAAGTACTAAGCCGTTGGTAATAGATTTGTTTAACTCTACGTTACCTTCTGCTTCAAGTACCATGGATTCTTTCACACCTTCTGCTTTCAGTACAGCTGATTGCTTATCGTTCTCTGCTGCTAATAGATTAGCTTCTGAGGTCTTAACAATCTTCTGTGCTAGTGTTTCAGCAATTGCTAACTCTGAGTCAGCTTGTGTTTCTTCTTCTTGACGTTGCTTAGTCTTAACCATGAATTTCTTCACTACTGGGTCTAAGCGAATGTCACTGAACTGTACTACTGATAGCTTATAACCACCAACGTCTGTTAGGTATGTGTTAACGCAATCTAATACGCTAACTGCCATACTCTCTTGTGTTGTCTTATCAAAGAAGGCTTGGGAGTTTAACACTTCACCACCTGCTTTAGTTAAACATGAACCAACACGCTTGTTAACGTGGGTTGTTAGGTAACGCGACTCTTGTCCAGTGTTCTCACGAGACTGTGCTGCGAAGCCTGATACGAATGCACCTGTAAAGGCTACGTCCATACTTGTTTTGAATTTGTCTTTCGATGCTACAGCAACGTCGTCCATACTGTACGTTTGGTGCTGTAAGTTGTATGAGTCAATGTCCCACCAGAATGCTACTAGGTTGAAACCTGTGTAGTTCTTGTCGGTATGTACTTCACCAAATGATGATACTGCTGCTTCTTCACCTACACTAACTACAGTAAATGAGTTGATTGCTACTAGTAATGATACTACTGCTAGTACGCCTGATACAGCCATCTTAATTGGTGACTGCCAGAATGATTTCTTTTCCATGTTATTTACTCTTATGTCGTGTAATGATTAATGGTTTGGCGTTTGCTCTCGCACGCCAGTTGTCTTTGTTACTTGCTACTATACCATTCGAGGGTGTGGCGGTACGTAACATACGTTCTACAATCTCTTCTGGGTGTTTTAATGATTTCATTATCTTAACCTTTACTGGTTGTGTAATTAGCCAAAGCGGCTTTTTGTCTGTGTAACATGGAATACGTTAACACCTTCGATTTTACGTGCTTTCTCACCTCTGCGTACTACACGACCATACCGTGTCCAATAATCAAAAGTTGCTACGGTTGCACCGTATTGTGTACGTGCGTATGCCTCGAAATCTGACTCAATTTCTGACTCAATCTCTTGGGTAACACGTTTCTCAGCTGCGTTGTTTATTTCGTTTACAGCATGTAGTTCTGCTAAATCTTGTACTTTTTGTAATAATGGGTTCATCTTACTTATCCAGTGTAGGTAGTGCAGCTATTGCTGTACATGTGTTTAGAACGTCTTGTTCTGTTAAATGTCCTAATACATCAGATGTAATAGGTGTTGTGTAATCTAGTTCACCGTTGCTCATAACCGCTAGTTCATAACGACCATCAGCTGAACCATAACCATCGTTAATAATTGATGCTTGGTAGCCGTTAAGGAATGTTACTACAGCTTGTGTACCCTGTCCTCTCGCGCCTTGCTTTACTGTCACACCTAGAACTGATAGTGCTTTCTGTATTATTAAATTCATTGTCGGTTTCCTTTTGTTGTGAATTTGTTGGGCATTGTCGGTATCCCCTCCCGTCCCGCTTTTGACCTTGGCGAGTCTCCGAGCTGCACTTAGTGATTGAACGGTGTTACGTTCAGCCTCGCAGAGCTCTTTTGACCTTAGCGTCAGGATGACAAGAGCGTTAGTGCTTTAGCACGCAGGGAAGACGAAGTCTTTCATGAACGCCCATCTTGTGACCTTAATCTTTAATCACTAAATCTTTAAGACCTTGACCTTAATCTTTAGTTTCTACTATCATTTCTAGCTCATCACCAAGCACTTCACACCAAACTACATTTGGCTTATCTACTAGTGAGAACTGATGCCAACCAAATGAACAGCCCATATACTCTAGACGTTCTTTTTGATGTTGCCAATTATACTTACGACCTACTACTGGTGTATTACTCATGTTAACCTCTGGTGTTGTGTGTGGTGCGCCCTCCGCTTGAGGAGTCCCCGAAGGGAACACGCTTTTAGCTGAGGGACGAAGTTTCATTATAATCACTAGGCTTTAGTTGCCGTCTGCTAGGACGAACTTGACCTGTGACGTGGGAGCGCAGCGACCTCAGTCACTAACGCGATAAAGGCACAATTAAGTGCCTCGGTTGTTTGTGTGTGTATGTTTAGCTAAATAAGTATGTACTCTCTAATACATCTGTTAAGTTCAGCCCGTTATCTTCTTGTTCGTATTCTTCCGATATACCCATAGCACTGTATAGTGTTTCAAGTGGTTTGGCTTGTATCACTTCTACATATGCGATTCTTACCGCTTGTAATGCTTTTCTAACGTCACAAGTTTGTACACCTATATCATCATGTATACAACTGATATCGCTATCAATATAGTTAACTGCTTTACGCAATAACTCGCTATCTAAAGAATGAACAAGATTAGGTGCAATACCGCGTGCAAGTGCTTCATGGTCTGCAAAGCTATCACCTGTTAACTTTGCCGTATAGCTTGAGCCGTATAGGTTCAATGCTTGGCTGTTCATAGGTTTTAGTTTTACTTTAATATCACTTAACTGGTAGGTGATAGACGTTAAAAGATCTTCACCTTCGTTTTTGCGTGTATCTTGTATGTCTTTTAAATCAATTTGTAAGTAGTTGTTAAGTTTAGTTATTGCCGCGAATTCCGCGTCAATGGCTGACATAATAAGTTTTTGTATGCTCTTGGCGTTGTTTGTGCGTTCGTTGTTCTCTTTCAAGAACTCTCGAACGGTGCGTATAAGTGTATCTTCCCCAGCACCATACGCTAATATCATAACCACTTTTTTAGTGAGGTCACGCATATACTTTTTAATTATGTTTCTATCTGTTCCTTTCTTTGCTAGTTTTAGCGCTGTTTCAGCTACTAACCCGTAACAATCTTCGGGTTCATCGTCTGGCGAACTAATACCAACGTTTACCGCTTTAGCTGTTTGCGAGTCTAAAAATAAGCCTGATGTTATTTGAACACCCGAACAAGTACCATCAATACGCGCGATGATGTTTGTTAACCCACTCGTTTTATATTCAACGTATGCAAGGCGCGAACGCTCTGCATATAATGAATCACTCGGGGTTGTCATTAGTTTTATATGGTTATTCTTCACCCATGTCATACGGTCTGTGATGCTTGCTTTATCGTAACCGTGAGCGTTTGCTATGTGTAAGAATAAGCCGTATTCGTCCACTTTTGTATAGTTGGCGAAATCAAATGCTGCCCTCAAATCCTTTACACCTTGGAAGGTAGTTAAACCACCTCGTGCATATGCTCTGCCTCTATAATCTGGTGTGTGTGGAAAATAGTAAGCTTTGTTCATAGACAATTCCAGCATAGATCTCATTGTTGCTTCTAATGGTTCACCGTCTACAGTCTTCTTATATAGACCTTTCTTCAAATTCTTTTTGATCTTGGCGCGTATGGTGTTGTTAACGATGTAGCCTGTATGCCCCATTTTATTTAAGGAGTCTATAAAGTGTTGCGTTACTTCTTCGTTAAAATACAAGTTTGTAAGCTCGCATACTACGCGCATACCTTTCTTATACCATGTTAAAGGGAACAGCATTGGTTTCATTTTTGGCTTGGCATGTTCCCACATATCGATCATGGTACTTAATCTAAGCTCTATTATTTCAGCAGTCGCCGCATTACCTAAGAAAGTGTGTCCTTCCTCGCTTTGTCCTTCTGTTAACTCACTGACTATTATTTCATCAATGATAAACTGTTTAACAATCGCCTGTGCAATTGCTGTAATATCTATTGTTTGTACTATTAATACACTGTCTTCATCGATCCAGTTTTCTATCGCGGTAGCTATATGATTTTCAGAGGTGTAACCGCTCATTAAAACACTATAAGCCGCAACCATGTATAAACTAGCATTTAAGCTCTGTGGCATCCCCTTAGCAGTTTTCATACCTTCAGGGAATACGCGTATCGTTTCTTCTTCAACCACGTTATCAGATAAGCGCGTTATTATGTTGCCAGTTAAACGGCTAGCTAATTGGTTTAAGTAAATACGCTCTTTACCACCTGCAACCATGAAATCTAGTTCCATTTGTTTAGTAGTACAAGCCACGTTATCAAGTACCGTGTTTTGTATTACTGCAAAAAGTTTGGCTATTGGTGTGTTTATATTGTTTAACATGTTAAGCTCCGATGTAAATTAATTGTGCGTTTAGGATAAAATCTTTAAATGTATATCTTGTACCACGATGTAAGAACACTATCTTGATTCTTCTATACGTGTACCTAACTTGTATATGTCCGATACTGTTTTGCTGTCTGTACAATACCAATCAAAAGCATCTGATGATAATCTTAAAATCATCTGTTCCAACTCTTTATAAGTTGGCTTTACCTTGACCTTAGAATTATCATGGGCAGTTTGGATGAAGGGCGAACTTAGGCGCTTATCACTTAGATTGTTAGTAGAACTTAGTGCTTTTGTTTTGTTAGACATAGTACTCTCCAGTTGTTTACGGTTATCACGGTTGTTCGTTTTCGGGCGTAACGCTTGTAACTCAGGTGAATAGGTTGTACCAGTCGCGCTTGCGCCCTCGAAGAGGTTGACTTGTACGTTCTAGGCACTTGTGTTTCAACTTGAGTGAAGCCGCAAACGGACGAGTGTGATAATCATAGCACCGAGAGTGTTGTCTAACTAAACAGAAGTGCTTAGTGATACTTACAATATCAGTGGTAAGTAAGATTTACTTGACCTTATCTTTTGAACTTAATCTCTTGAACTTGACCTTAATTACTGCCCGTCTAGCGAGAAGCATTTAACGTCTCTTTGTTAAATCTTGGAGTAGGGAGAGTCTTTTGACCTTCCCTTATTCCCTAACTAATTATTACGTTGTAAGCTACTATAATCTTTACTAGTAACTTATACTTAATAACTAATCCATATCCTTGTACAACTCTTCACTTTGTTCAGGTGTAATACCTATACGTATAAACTCACGTTCATCTGGTGTGAGGTTAGGCATAGCATTTTGTATTGATGTACCTTGACTCCAATCATGTAACTGGAATGGTGTAACATCTATCTGCATAGCATGTTGCTTACGATCTATTGGACTTATTCGTTGTATTAACATATTACCTCTTTTGTATTCTTGCCCATGTGCTAAGTATGTTACTTAACCTACCATGGCAATAGAATACACCATTGTGTGGTAACTTTTTACCGTTACGTTTATGAGTGACATGACAGCCTTGGGTGTATTTAGCTTTCAGGCTATCGATTTCTTCTTGAGTAGCATCTTTTAAGCCTATTGCTTGTGCTTTAGACATAATTACCTACTTAATGAATGTAACTGTACCGTCTTTATTAACTATATACATGATTGATCCTTTAATAAGTTAGCCATCTTACTGGCATTAATGTGTGGTTTGTACTTAACTGATGTTTTATCTTCACGGTTGCATGTAGCACAACTCGCTCTTGCTATACCACAACCGTCATCGCAATTATTGAATGCACAACCTGTACATGTACCGTGAGATTGAACAGCTTTAAACTCTTTACCATTAACCACTATTACATCATGGTTCATAACTTACTCCTATCCATGTATCTTTCTAAACTCTAGGTCTTCTAGAACCATTGGTAGCCCATGTCTATCATATGTACCCAAGAACACTTCTTGTATGATTGATAATTCTACTGAGGATCTTTTATGCTCTTTAAGTAGCAATTGACGTAACTCCCATGCCTGTGTAACTGTCATAACTTATTACTCCTCACCAAATTCGTCTGTATAAGGGTCTGGATGTGCTGTGTCTTCATACTCATGTTCCATAGTTTACTCCGCATACTTACTTAATGAATTTAAAGCACATCTAACAACATGCTGATCTTTGAACTGTATAACTAGCCTACATGCCTGAGCATACTTACTAGCTTGTTGCCTACCATAACCATAGTTATCCATTATAGACAACTGACTGATGGTAGGAAGTTTATGTAACATACTCCTAACTACAGCAATATTAAGCTTAGAGCCTTTATGACTATCAGCCGTAGTAAATGAACGAACAACACCTGTTATTATATCATCAAGTGCTTCATCAATTGTGTACTCTTCATGTATATCAGCTAATATAGAACCTACATTATTGTTAGCAACTACTAAAGCCTTACGACCATAGTTAGCATACTTAGTAACAACAACACCTGCGGCTGGTAACTTAACACCTTTAAGACGTAACATTCTACGCTCGAAGTCAACCAATGACATAATATACTCCTAGTCACCCATACTGATACATAACATTACAACTATACTTAACATTATAACTATACTTAATAATAACTCCATACTACCTCCTATCTACTTAATTAATGTTAAGCGTCACCTTGTTCTAAAACTCATTCTATGAAATTATACGGTTATGCCTTTGACTCTAGCTTACTAACGTAGTCTTTCATCAGGAGTATTAAGCATTTACGTATAACACTTATTATACCTCCTGTGTTATCTCTTTGTAAATCAGCTAATAAACCTTTTGCTAATACTTTTCTTTTATTCATGTTCATAGTAACCTCCTACTAATTCATCTATCTACTATCCTAATGTTCTGGATAAGCTTTGCATTTGCCGCCCTATAATAAAGAAGGATAGGGCAGTTTAGTACATAAATGTTAGCACATAGAGAACAGTACAACACACATATAAACACATACTACACACATACAAACACATTTAATACACTTTCGAAAAAGACATATCAAGGGATGTAGCAGTGAGCATATACATAACACTGAAAGCAAAAAGACATATCAGTGGATGTAGAGGAGTGAGTCACCAAGCACACCAACATACTCACCATAAGCAAAGATATAAGCCTAAGCCTACAATGAATACACCAATGTAACCAAGTGCACCAGCACCACGCAGTGGTAGCACCACGCTATTAGTGGTATCACTATGCTTGTGTTGCGTAGAGCTATCGTAGTGCGTAGCACGTCTGCACTTTGCCCTCAAGGAGGAACGACGACGGGCATGAAGCTCTTAAGAACAGAGCCTCGCGGAGAGTGTGTTACACATGTAACGCCTTGCGCGTAGCAATGCTCAACGTGAGTTGCTCCTTGCGAGTAGCAAAGCAAACGAAGCCGAAGGCTTTGTGCGGTAGTTCTGTTAGCATCCAATGCAATTGGTCATTCAATGAATATTGACAGCCCTCTGCTGTTAAGAGCATCCCCCTTAGGGGGAATATAGGGGGAAATCTTGAGGGGGAGTGCCCCCATAAACTTGTTACCTGTTTTTAATATTTTGGTAGTTGCAGTATGTTGGTAACTCACTGTAACTCACTACAACCTATGTAACCGTCCAATGGACGACTACACAAGTTCTATACACTACTCGAAGGTAGTGTAGTCATAGTCTGGGAACACTACTGTAGCATCTTTACCCATACCTGCGATTGTAGTCGTAGGAGTATGTATAATATGCTTAGCACCAGTATCTTTAAGACCATTACGTGTCCAAGGTTCACCATGACGTTTAGATACGAACAAAACACATGCACGATTTAACTCGGCCTCGTCTTCTGGTGTACCTGTGTTATCAGGGAATGTAGGACTAACAGCACCTTCTGCATCTGTTACTCTAACTACTAGAGGTTGGTATACTGATAATCGACCATCAGTGTCACCTACTATATTAACTGAGTTAGTTGCTGTAGCAAGTTGTTCGATGGTACGTTCTGGGATGTTGAATGGATTAGCCATTATTTAGATTCCTCTATGTCTGTGTCTTTAGCATCTTCTGTTTTTACTTCTAATGCTGTAATTGCGTCTGCTAGTTCAATAGCTAACTTGTCTGTAGTTAGACGTTCATCTAAGTCAATCTCTAACTTAGCTGCTTCATCTAAAATTTCTTTACGTTGTTTCGTGTCTAGCGCCAAAGCTTCTACTTCTAGTGCTAAAGCTTCATCTACTTTACGTTTAGCTTCTAGTGCTTCTTCACGTTTGACTTCTTCTTTCTCGAACTCAACGATTTTGGTATGCATGAATTTAATAACGGCTTTCAGTAACGCCATACGATGCTTATGCTCGCGTGCCTTATTGAAAGTTGCCACTAAAACAGTGCGAAGTTTACCTAGTGCCTGTAGTGTATCTGTAGGCATATCGGTTATTTCTAAGTATGATTTGTACATCATCTGTTCCTTCTGAACTTGTGGTTTCTCTTGGATGTTGACTTGAATCTATCTGATGATAGTCCTAGACAACCGTTTTGGTTCCCGCCTACGTCTGCGCCCCATAGTGCCATAAAGCCTATATTCTCGTCAGTTTCCTTCTGAGACATACGTTTATGTTCATCTATAGCTAGCATCTCAACCCAGTGCCTGACTGAACCTGCTACTGCATCAAGGCTATCGTCGTGTATTAAGCTACCACGTTCACGGCTAATTTTAGCCATTTGGTGGAAGAACTTATACGACTCGCGTTGGTCAATTGGGTATCTTGTGACACTATCTACATCGTATTGGATTATATCCTCATGGATGATTAGGCGGTGTCGCGCCATTACTGGTTCTAGTACGTCTATTATACGTAGCTCTTTCTGACCACTCTCCCACACATCTTCAATAGCAGGACACATTGTTAGTTCTGCTTTCTCGTATGTTGCGTGAAGTATTGGTCGCCAAGCTGCTGCAAATGCACCGTACCCGAAGTTTTTCTCTACCTCTATACTATTTACTCGGTGTCTGAGTGATAGGTCTGATAGTTGTTGGTAGTACTCAGGGCTATAACCTCCTGGCAGCTTCAATATCTCTGCTAGGAATATGTAGCCATGCAAATGGTATGTAACTGCTGCTACAGTCTCATCTCCATTCTCACCACCACCAGCGGTATCCACATACATGTGTTTACCTTCGAACTTATATAGTTCTGCTGACATTTGGAATGGTCTATAGAACTGTGGTTTAGATGTGAACTTACCGTCACATGCTATCAAGTTCTGTGGGCTAGGCATCCATGTGATCTCACCCGGTGCCTTGTCCATCCCGAAGCTCATTACTACTAAGTTCTTTGTCTTTAAAGGATGTCTTAATGCATCTGACAGCTCAGTGTTTAACATGTGCTGTAAGTTGAAGTAAGCTGTACCTTGATCTAGCTCTTTGTCGGTTAACGCTTGTTCACCTAGTAAAACAGGGTCAGTTGGTACACCACGTGTTCCATCTACTCCACCGCCTATCTGGTTCTTAGGGTCGTCCATCATAGCTTGTATGTAGGGTGCTAGTGTTTCCCCGTAGTGCTTAGCTTCCTCGTTGGTTGGTACTCGACCAGTCCAAACACGGATAATATAACCACGGGAAGGGAGATTATTATAGATGGAATCTACCGTTTGTGGCGTTCCCATATACAAAATACGCCCTTTTTGACAGATGGATGTAAAATCCTTTGACAAATGCTCAAGTGCCGCCCTTTGCGTTTCTGTTGTCCCGTTCTTTGATGATTCTATATCATCTGGTATTAGTAAGTCAGCCCTCCGACCTTGCATATTGGCTGTAATACCTATACACGCAATCGAAGGGGACTTCTCAGCACCTTTTAACTGCCAATTGATGTCAAAAGCTTTACTTGAAGCTCTGTCACCATGTTGGCGGTCTGGTCGTAGACACTCTAACATGTCCCAACTCATAATTATCTGGATAATCCAGTTAGCAATCTCTGCCGCAACTTCGCTACCTGCTGACACCACCAGTATACGGTGTTTACAGTCATGTATTAGTTGCCATACAGCGAACATCGCTACGATTGTACTCTTTGCTTGTGATCTCTGCGCTTGAACCATGCCATATTGCACGCCCGATTGTAGAAATTCACCAATGTCTATCTGTAAGTCAGTACATTGGAAGCCCATAAGCTCAGTCATACAATCGTAGAGGAAGTCCTCAAATTCAACGTAGTGCTCACGTAGAGCTTCTACTTCTGCCCATCGGAGTACACACTGACGTTCAACCTCGGATAGAGTATTCATATACTCCATATCGTTAGCCATGCGGGTAAACTCTTGGTCTTCCGCAAACTCGTCTACTGCTTGACGTGCAGGACTTAGTAAGTCCCACTCTTCGTCAGTGTATTCACCTTCTGGTGCATCTAGGTAGTCATCGTTGCGTTCTGCCATAATTGCCAGTGCCATCTCTTCGGTCAAATCCTCTCGGAGTTGCTCGTAAGTCATGTCTTTTATACGCATAGTTTATACCGCTATTAATGCTGCCTCACCTGCGCTTTTCAGTCGCGAGTGTCTTTGTTTCTTAGCGAGTGATTCGCGTAAGTTATTCATGTTCTCGTCTACTTCGACGTCACACGTAATCTGATTGTCCTTCAAGAACTTTATAGCAGCGGCAATAGTAGCGGGTTGTGCGGTGTATCGCATGTTACCTGTACTAACTGCCTCTCCATCTGAATCGAAATCCATGTCTTCTTCTTGGTGTGATATCTGAGCAGTAAGAACCTGTGCTACCGCGCCATGTAGCGCGCCTAGCTTATTCTCAGTTGCTTTGCTCATATTGTTCTTTGAACTCCTTTAACCACTTATCGTCTTTCGTAGTCTCTGTGGACTTTACAGCCGCGTCAGCGATTGCAAATAGTGCGTACTTAATCATGTACTCTGAGGCTATTGTTACCAACATACTCTTTAGGACTGCTAATAAGCCCTTTAGCAATAATGTTCCCATTACTACCTCCTAAAACTGTTTAATTGTACGGTATAGTGCCCAGCATCTATAGGCTATAAGTATAACTACACACAATGCTAGTACTATTACCATATTACTTACTCTTCCATTTACTCCATATAGACAAGCCTCGTTCTACTATAAGCAGAACTAAGGCTACACCCATACCGAGCTTAAACCAAGCACCATATGTTAAGCCTAGCCAAATTGACTGCTCAAGCTCTAGTGCTGTTATGATGCCTTGGTTGGTCATTTCATTTACTACGGGTACACCAACCACTGCACTCCCTACTACGTCTTTCATGGACTGTCCCATTAATTGTTAACCTACTATAAGTAGACTCCTATAAAGTACCTTATTAGGTACAGGTTAGCTTCTACGTTGTAGACCTAGGTTAGCATCTAGTATCTTGATAGTAGCTGACTTCTCCGAGCAACCCCAGAGAGCGAGCTTATCTCCTTCTTCCAACGTTACATTACCACCACCAGAGATGTTAACTCTATCATTAGAGGACACAACCCGTGAACCTGTCACACGTTGGGAGAAGTTAATGAACCCTGCTCTCTCGACACCAAAGATGAAGCCTACGTTATTGTTGTTAGTACTACTACTCACCTCTAGGTAAGCATGAGGTGTATTATAAGAACCTGCCCCACCTACACCGATAACTAGCTCTCCATTGACTACACTAACTGCACCGCTAGAGTCAATCTCTGTGAAGCCTAATATCTTGACGTAACCTTTATAATCACCGCCAGTCACAGGCTGAGGAGTGATAGGTGGCGTTAGTAAATCATCGCCTCCATTACCTGCCATCACTATATCAAGATGCCCCGAAGTATTAGGTATACCTGTCCCGTCTGCTACTGTGTTACCAAAAGAGCCAAAGTCAGTAAGTGGTGCTAGCAGGTGCTTTATATCCGCTAAAGTTATCTGTTTACTTGTACCCTCTGCACTTCCTGAAGTGTCACTTACATCTACTATATGTAATAGGTCGCTCAATGTAGGTTCTGTTAATGTACTCTGATCTGTTAATTTAGGCATACGCCTCCTTAGTTAAATTCATAATTGCTACCGTCTTGGAAAGTGTAGTCACTCCCGTTTTGGAAGGTAAAGTTATGTAGTATTGCATCAGAGAGTATTAAGCTATCTACTGTAAGAACTCCTGTACCTGTGAAATCTATATCATTAATAGGTACAGGTATTGGTGCCCAAGAAGCTCCTGCCACTACTGTGAATGGTTCTCCTCCTGAGATGGTAACTACTACATCCGTTATAGCCAACACGACTAAGTACCCTCTGTCCCTATCCCGACCTAAATCGGTAAGGTTAAGAGACTGCATGTTGACTGCTGTTACACTTGTATTCATGTTATACTCCTCATAGTGTGCCTATGTACTGGCCTCACCCTGATTCGTTGTAGCCCAGTTGGTTTTTATATGCAGAGCTGCTTGCTCTTGTGTCAAGCAGTTACAGTTATCATGTGTACTACAACTCAACACTACTTCTGTTCTGTCTTCATTAACCCTAGCGTTAGGGTGTGACAATGCATAATCAGAATCTATATAGTCAGAGTAGGATATAAACTTGTAGCTCTTAACTTTGTTTATCATAACGTACCCCATCTTTCTTCATGGAAGTTCATTGCTTCACCTGCTGTAGTTTCTTTGACAGTTATGTCAGTTATAGTACCTACGGTATTAAGCTCTAGTGACTGGAAGTTGAATCTACTAGTTGAACCATCTGTTATCTCCATAAAAACTGAAGCCTTAGTATTCGCTTGTACAATCACGTTAACGTTGTCAAGGTTTAGTCTTACTCGTTCGTTGCATTGATTATGAAAAGACACATAATATGGTACACCCTCCTCTAGTACTTCGTGGGGGGAACTGGCAATGGTAGAGAACTGGTCTCCCTGATTATCCACAACTACAGGGTTGTCACCTTGCCATAACTCAGGTGCGCTAGTATCTGCTGTATTCTTTATCAAAGGGTTACTAGCCCAACCATCATTAATAGGATAGTTATAGACTGAGCCATCATTAACTTTAAAGTCATATATCATAAAGTTACAACGATGTGAAGTACCTCCCGCTGCACTACCTATGTACCTTATAGATGTATTTCCCGTAGCTGTAAATACTAAGGTATGCTCAAGTTGGTCGTCTGGTATAACCCTATTAAGTGCAGGGTTTCCATCTATAACCAATGTACATTCACGTAAGGATAGAGTTAATGAGCCTCCCTCAGTATTACCTAACCTAGACCTAATGCCATTAGGTTCCCCACTTGCAGAGTTAAACAAAGCTCTGTAATCAGTATACCGCTCCACGCCATTAACCTTGACTTCAAAAGTATCACCTATTACTAGGTTTATGGTTGGAACTTCTATATAATCATCTATACCATCAAGGTTGTAGAACTTTCTACCTGCTCTGATATCGTAGCCAAAGCCTCCTGAGAATCCTCCTAAGAAGCCCCCAGTATGTCCTGTGTTGTTAGACATAACTACTACCCCAGTACTAGAGTGCCAGTACCCGTGAAGGTAATGTCATTGATAGGTGCAGGGATAGGTGACCATACTGCACCTGCTTCTATGGTGAAAGGTGTCCCACTTGAGATAGTTGCTGTCACTGTAGTGGTAGCTATTACTGCTAGGTATCTGCGATGTTTATCAACAGCTACATCACTCAGTGCGGTTGATCTCATGTTGCAACCTAGAAAACTTGTATTCATGTATTCTCCTTACAAGCCTCTCACAGTCTAGTGTTTGATGTACTGCTGAGACTGGTTTAGTATTGTAATTTAGTAGTATATTACTACCGTTAATTTGTTAAGGGTTATCCCCTCCGTGTGGCAGGTCTTAGACCTCCGTTGTTCATTGAAATTTATTAAAAAATAACAATCATAAAAGCACCTCTAAAAAGAAGTGCTTTGAGTTTGTTACTATTTGACTAAGTAATACTTATCGTAGGTGTTAATGATTCACTTACTGCTGTTGGAAGTGCCACACTAAACCAGACGTACTTTCAAACGCTACAAGGTCTATCTTCTTACCTATATCTAATGTGAAGTCAGATAATAAAGAAGCTTGTGGTATGCTAGCCTTAAAGAGTACACTAGTATAAGGGACGTTCCCTATGTCTAGGTTAGTAATAGTCGCCCGTTGACCTACATGACTTGGTTCTGTCATGGTAGCCACAGACGCAGTACTACTATTACCTGCAACACCTATTTCTAAGTAAGCTGTAATGTTGATACCTAATGTAGTGGTCAAGCCGAAGTGCCTGTTTATCATATCCAAGTGCATATCTGCTTCAAACATATTACGAGGAGAATTTAAGCTAGAGTCAGGTCTATGTATGTTATCTCCTAATACTGTGTAGTTGAACTTCAACTTCTCTTCTTCTGTACCGTCACCCCCTGTTATCTCACCAGATTGGTAGAAGGTTGCCTCTCTTAGTAGCGTTTCGTCCCAATCCCGTACATGAGCTGTCCAATGGATGCTACTCGACTTGAGGTTATGTGGTGTACCCTCTAATGCCCTTACACCAGCGAATTGCCCATTAAATCTATCGTAAGTACTTGCCTTAGTGTGTGTATGTATATTTATATCGAAGTGACCAGAATCATCATCTAGTCTCAATAAGTAATCTGAGCCTATAGTAGCAGGTGCTTGATTAAGCGCGTCATACCATAAGTGCATCTCGCCTACTCTAAGTTCTGCGTCTGGGTCACTCATTACGAAGTAAACCCCACCCCCACTAAAGAAGGTACGTTGAGCATGAACAGGGAACACATGAACCTCACCTATGTTAAGACCAAACGGCTCATTCAGTTGTGCTATCCTTACAGCCCCTTTCTCTTGATAGAGGGTTATCTTATCTATTCGGAAAGATTGTTGCAGGTCAGTGAATGTTGCCGCTAGTCCAAAGGAGTTAATAGTAGTACTCTTACCTCGCTTGATAATCTCCTTAATGTAGGTATTTCTAGCGCCTGTATTGTACAGCACAGTAGTCTCACCTGCGGATACATCAACACCATCACTCGTATGCGTTAACTTATGTACGATTGTATTCTGCGCTCTATCCTGAAAAGCTCCACTAGAAGCATAAGTATTAGAAGAATCATCATATACAACTATGTCATGGAACTCACACTCCCAAGCATCTTGATGCGTGTCATAAGAGAAATTAGTTGTGCCTACAGCTACACCACTCATTACATGGCAACGTACCGCACCCCCGTACTGGTCAGGTCGTGTGTCAAGGTATGTAGTCTCATCTATAGAGTTAGCCCCTGTAGTGTAAGTATGACGACAAGCACCTGAACTTAAATTGAACCACTTGCTCTCTTGCGAACCCCTGTCTACACCTACATAGCCTAGAGCGTTATCGCCAGTTACATCAGCTTGCCAAGTAGATGTAATATTAGTCAGAGTAGCCCTAAAGCAACTAGCCACTACTAGCAAAGCAACATGATATTCAGTGCAATGTAGGTTTGTTACTTTAGGGTTCACATAACCTATAGGTGTAATTGCTTCTGCATAGTGGTTTGCTATGTGAGGTAAGTCTCTTCTAATCTTTATGTTACGAAGATTACAGGTTTTTTCCTTATTCATCCTAGCCACTCTGCGTGAGGAAGTATCTCCGTCTACATCGTGCGCGAAGATATACTTGCCTACACATATTAACTGAGTTGCTGTTACAGACTCTACTACAAAGTACTCAGCACATCGTTGTTGGTCGAACTCACTATATGGGTTTATCACTTGGTTAGAGTATAACTTGACAACATCCCCAAATACAATACCGTGACCTGTAGGTAAGTCTATAGTAGTACGTCCTGCTGTAAACCCTATAGCACTTACTACATGTGGGGCATCTAGTAGGTTACGTAGCAGTATCAGCCGTTCAGTTGTATTACCTATAGAAAGTAGTGTGTTGTTGTTTAAATCTAGGTCAACACTTTTATTATCTATTAAGTCTACCCCGTCAATCCCTATATCTTTATCTACAAGGTTAGTAGTGAACTTCTTCTCGGAGTTGAGTATAACAGAGAATCTAAGGTAGTTGTTGTATACACCATCAGCTATAATCCCTGCTTGCTCTATAAGGTAACTATCACCTGTAGGTAATAGTAAGGCTACGTTCCCATTAACCAGCTCATGGTCTATGTAGGTATCTACCGTCTGATTAGCTACTATAACATACTTACCGCCTCCTATACCCTCACCGTGGTAATAGCTACCAGTTTCAGCGTATGCACCTACAGGTAAGAACTGCGCCTTTAGATGGTCAATGGAGTTAAGTATAGCTGTCCCTGAACCACCACCACCATTACCAATGTCTGCTATTGTATCTTCAAACACCTGCTTTGTAACAGGGTCACGAGGGTCTACAGCGTGCGCTAGGTTCTTTATTCTATGCAGGTTCATATCAATGTCTACAAGCATTACTAGGTCGTCGTTAGTAGGTGTAAAGAACCCATCTTGGAGTTCTTCTAGAATCATTAATGATTGTACGAAGGACGCATCTAGGTTACTTTCACGTAGTATTGCACCTTCTACATAATCATTAATAGGATTGTTTCTATCTACTACTCGTCGTATGTTAAAGGCTACACCCGCATCCACGGGTGTATCTAACACGATTTGAGTAGCGCTTAGGAATGAATAAGCTAACTGTGTAGTGTATTCATTACTGTCTAGTGACACATATATGTCACTCTCTTTTAGGTAACCTAGCGAAAACGCTAAGTCGTATACTGTACGTATACCATCACCTGTATGGTCTAATCGTGTTAGTGCCATTTAGTTTTGCTCCATTGATTTAATCACCGCGTTAGTAACTTCGTTCATAAGCGGTAAAGTGTTTAAAGGTGTTATTTGTTTAATTGCTGCGGGGTCGCCTTGTACAGCATTCATAGCTGCATCCATACTCGAAAGTACTGGAACTGACTTAGCTCCCTCCCACAATGATTCAATACCATCTTTCTCTTGGTATGCTTTAATCCCGTCCTTACTGAGGTTGTATAAGTCACCTAGAATTCCTAGGTTACTCACATAGTTCTCTGTTTGCATCTGGTCAGCGGTTGGTTGGTGGAACTCAGCATCTGATAATGCTACATAAGCTCCTGCACCTGCGGCTACTTTGGCATAACGAGTTACACCTGCTGTCATAGCATTAAGGACTGTACCTAGAACTGCTTCACGGTCAGCAAACTGTAGGTTACGTTGTGCACCCTTTGACATAAATGCCAATGGTGTCTTACGGAACTGCATGATTGCTTGCCATATAGGTCTGTTCATAAATACTGGTAACTCACCAGCCATAACTCTAGGCATCAACTGAGCTTCTTCACGATTCATAGCATGTACGAACTCGTCAAGTGCAGGTTTACTCCATTGTTCAAAGTTAAAGTTTGTAGGGAATCCATCTACGTCGAACTCAACAAACTCACGCATACTGGTTGCAACCATACCATCATCTGTTAGACCTAGATCTGCTAGACGTTTGGGTGTGGATGTACCTTTACCGAACTTAAACCCTCGCGCTATGTCTACAGAAAATGAAGCCTGTAGTAAGCGTGACTGTGCTTTCTGTACAGCGTTGACACCTGATAGACTTCCTAGCATACGACCAAACTGTGCTTTAAAAGCGCCTAGTGTAGCTTTATCTACTGCATCAATAGATGCTGCTCTAAGATTAGATAGTTCATCTACTTGTGCTTGGTCGATGTTGTTTACCGAGTAACGGTTGATATACTGCATGTTATCGTTAACGGCTGCTATAGAACGTACTTGTCCCATTACACCTTTATCGTCCATACTCTCACCTGCCATAGCCCATATCTTCTTACCAATCTTTGGTTGTGAGAAGTAGTTGACTATTAGACGTTGTGCCATCGTACCTGTCTCAGCTAACTGAGCAACACCTATCCCACCCATCTGTTGTACTGTCACCAAGTCCATAATAGAACGTAATTCAGGTGACATACCTTGACGCGTAGGGCGACCATAGAGCATGTCTGCGGCATCCTGAGCCAATAATTTATCAGATTCAGAGTCTGGCATTAGGAATTTATTAAAGTCACCCTCGGAGCGTATAAGACCTCCTGTGGCGTCTGATATTCCAATGTCTGCACCTGCACGCTGTATATAGCTATCCATTATGGAAGGTATATCTGTATCTACTAAATCAACCATAGACAGACCATTATGTTCTGTCGTGAAGTCTAGAGGTATACGTGATTTACCACGCCCTGATACACCTGCACCTATTGTATCTGTATGTTCCATTGAGTCACCTAGACCGTTAATCCAGTTTAGTTGTCTCTCTGCTAATTCAGATGTAGAGGCATCGTCAGCTAGCTTACCTGCTCGTTTAGCAGATTCTATAGACTTAGTTAATAAATCTAATACAGCTTGTTCACCATGACGTTTAGTAATCTCTCCTACCTTAACCTTCTTCCAAACATGTGGAATGTAGTTCTTGATACGACGAGCTGCGTCAAAGCCTTTTATGTTAGCTGCTATGCGCCCATCAAATAATTCATCATTCACCTTGTTTAGCGCGGTTACGTAGTCTCTTATGAAAGGGCTAACTAGGTCGTTGTCTGCTATATGAGGTACATTCATCTGTAATGCTTCTTGGTAGCGAAACACCGTACGATGGAAAGACTTTGCAAGGTCGTTAACCTTACCACCTTCCCACGCTGCTTTGAATTGCTTGTATGCACCATGACCTTGTTCTGCTACCCAACCTTCAATGTTCCGTACATACGACTCATTAAGGTTAGCTACGTTACGTGTGTATATAGCATCTTTAGTCATTGCTGCTGATGCTTTACGTTTGAACTTACCAGTGAAACCTGCGCCTGTCTCTAGTATATGAGAACCAATATAAGCCATCTTACTGTCTTTACTGAACATCATCTTAGAAGCAAACTCTTGTAATCCTACACCTTTACCTATAGCACGATGTACTTTAGCAATCCAGTTATGTGACTTGTTAGCGGCCTCCATTGCTGGTTGCACTACATCCATTTGATGTTGTAATGCTAAGTCAACCTCAGCTGCTTGCCATGAGGCGTCAGCGGCTTCAATCTCTTCTGGTGTTCTAGTGTCTACAGGAGGCTCGTCTGTCTTAGGCTTACCTGCTGGGGCACTTGCATGCTCCGTACTAACCATAGGTTCATGTACTGGCTCAGGTTTAGGAGTAGTAGGTCTAGCCTCTACTTCTATGTTTTGAGTAATAGTAGGTGTATCGCCTGTTTGTAGTTCAGTTGCTATTTCATCCTGCATGTCGTCCATGCGGTCACGAATCTCATCTGTACTACGTCTGTACTCGATATCGTCTAAGCCTTCACCTGCTGCTTTAGCTTTAGCACTTGCACCATAACGGTCAATACCATGTGCTGCACCTGCGAATATAGCACCGAACGCACCACCAAAACCTGCATCTAATGCCCAAGTCTTTAACAACTCGTCATTAGTAAAGTCTTTATAGTTATGCCCTGTGAATACAAATGATTCGCCTAGTCCTGTACCTGCACCAACTGTGAAACCAGTCATTAGCTTTTTAGTCAGTGGGCTAGCCACCTTCTGGAATAGTATCTTACTACCTGCTACTGTTACCTTAGCTCCCATACTACCACCCACATATGTGACTGGGTCTGTTAGGTAAGGTGCTGCTGCATGGTAGAATTCTTTAGCTACTGATGCGGCACCTTTCTGGTTAGCTAGACTCTGACCTATTGCTATGGTCTCTGCATCTATCTTAGCATACTCAGCAATCTCTACTGCCGCCATACCACCATCTGTTTCGTAGGCAGTATACATCTTAGCTGCTACTTCTGGAGGTACATCATTGTCTACTATATATGTATGTAAGTCTTGTTCAGACCAACCTACCATGTGCTGTATATCTGTCTTTTGGGAGGTTGTATCACTCCATTGGTTAATAGCATTCTTGGTCATAGCCCAATAGGAAGTGTCCACACGAGGTGTCACGTCCATACCAGTTACTCGTCCTTGTGACTCAATGTCCGAACGTGTAAATGGGTCATTCCAATTAGCTAACATTACCTTAGCTGTAGTTGAGTTCTGAGCTTTCTCATACCAGCGACGTTTTTGTGCTAGCGTAAGTAATTCAGGGTTACTCATTAACTCTTTACCAACTAACTTAGCTTGGTCTTTGTCTAATACACCTTCTTGTGCATCTGACATGTGTGTCTTTAAGGACTTTCGTAATAGTTCAATACGGTCAAAGTCTTCATCTGAGATTATCTCATTAGGTTTAATACCTGATTCTAATAACTCATATGCTTCAATGTTGGTAGACTGACTTTGTCCTGCGTACCATTTGTATCGTTCATCTTGCTCTGAACCCATTTCGTCATAACCGTAGTTAGTCCAATTGTCTGATACTCCTACTTCATATAGTAAGTGTCTCCAATCCATACCCTCTACTTCTAAGTTACCAATCTCTCGTTTGAATACTCCTTTCCCTTGTAGGTCTGTCTGTTCGACATCTGACCCACTAAAGATTCCATATAAACCATTGCGGAAGTACTCAGCGTCACTTCCTGCACCGATCTCAGTACCACCTACGCCAGCGATGCGTAAGGGAGTTTTACGTCCCTTCGCATCTACTATCGACGGTGTATCTGCATCGTATGATTCTGGACTGAGAGTGGACTTAGTTAAAGAAGGAGGCACGTTTTCGCTTGGAACTACGACTTCGTTCTCGTTGTTTATATCCATCTAGCTCTATCTCCATTGCAGCGCGACTCATTACCTGCCGTCTGCCATTTAGTTCTAACACCAAGTTACCTTGGTATACTGATACCTGTAAGCCAGGTACTTGATTTAACTTGTACAGTGTAGCACCACTCTTTGTAGTATCATTCTTTAGTAAGCGTTGTAAAGGTTCTGTGAACCCTGACTTAGCGAACTCGCCTGATACATAAGAGGTACTGAATGTCTTCATTATGTCTTCTAAACTATCATCACCTATCTTCTCAAACGAGCCACCGTACTGCACACGTGTACCGTTTACTGTAGGGTTGATATCCTTCATATAGTTTTTCGCACCTATAAGAGCTTTATCGTGCCCTTTGTATAGTAACTTTCTGTATTCTTGCATAGCCATATCTTGTACGTCCGAAGGCGCACCTGATAAACCCATACTAGTTAGAAACTTATCGCCACTTAACTTCATTACGTTAGGTGTATCTATCTTACGCTCGGCTGTGTTCATACCGTTGTTAGTCTCAGTGATACCACTGCCTTGCCCTACTGCATCTATGATAGTTTGGATGTCTCCACGCTCTCGTGTTGTAGTGAACGTTGCATTAAACAATGCGGAGTTCTGCAACATAAGTACACTCAACGAACCTGCTTGCTTCTTCTGTGATGGTGTATATAGATTCGTATCATTGGTGGCTTTCAACTGTACACCTAAGTTGGCGATAGCTGTTGTAACCTCTGGTGAATCCACTAGATATGAACCGAACTTACCTGACGCTTGCATGAACTGCTTAGTTGATAAAGGGTTAGAGAATATAGATTCTAACTTATCTACTGCACTCATATCAGGGTCTGGTAGTACTTGGTCAGCTACACTAGTTACTGCACCTGATAGGTGAGCTTTCTTAGACTTAGGGTCTGAGAGTGTATAACCACCGCCTGTAACAAGTGATTGTGTACCTTCTCGTAAGTCTATTTCTGCCTGATGAGCTTTATTAACAGCGTCCTCAGCATCCGCCTCACGTTTATCGTGTGCAGTCTGCCAACCCTGTAATCGCTTCTTACCTGCTACAAACTGCTTCATTAGGTCACTTCGCACTTCTTTACTCAATGTAGGGTCATGTATAGCAAGGTTCAAGGCGTTTAACCTATTAGCCTGTAAATCACGTCTCTCCTCCGAGGGGGCGTCTAGTTGCGCAATATCGAACTCAAATACGTCCTCGTTATATACTTCCGTAGCGACATTCGCTGCTATTGCCGCTTTGTGCTCTTTATCTAAGCGTGCTTGATACTTCTCGCCTAGGACAGTGTGCCATCTATCAGACCCTGCGTATGTCGCCATATGCTTTGCTGTACCAGTGTCACGTGCCCCGACTTGTCGGATAGCACTAATATGTGCTTGTTTAGCTTGAGCTACTTCATCCGCAGAGCCTGTCAGTATAGTAGCCTCATATTTTAAACGCTCAGCTTGCATAGCATTGAAGTTGTCTGTATCAATGATACCTACAGCTTTAACGTAACGCTTTAACTCTTTCTCGTTAAATGTACTTACTATACCTGAATCATTCAATAGCTTTAAAGCAGAGTAATCGTGTGCTTGTGCCGCTTCTATAGACTCGGTTATTAACACTTCACGGTAAGATACATCACTCATACCTGTAGGCTTATATTTACCTGAGTACATATCCTTACCAAGCTGTGCAGCTTTGTCAGGGTTAGTGCTTATCATAGTCTTATAGACATCAAGGTCAGTTTGCCAACCTTCTGCTACAGTTAGACGAGCCTTCTGCTGTTGTCGTACTTTGTACAACTTGACCTGCTGTTTAGATAACTCGTTGGAGTTCTCCTTCCAGTTACTCATGAAGGCGAATGCTGCGTCAGGGGCATCAGAGAAGTTCTCTGCATTATATTCTGTTAACTTATCCTGCATACGTTCACGGTATTGGTCGGGTGTTAAATCACCACCTTCACCCTCAATGAACTCTGCTTCTTCTATATACATAGAGTTAGAAGCGTTACGTGCGGCTGCGTGTAAAGCACCTAGATACTCTGGTGTTTGACCACCATATATTAACTCAGTAAAGCCTGTCTTCTTCATGTCCCGTTGGAACTCAGACAGACCTTCTGCTGTGCCTTGTTCATGGTAAGCTTTCATGTAGCGTTGTTCGTTCTCTACTTTCTTCTTACCATCCATAAACTTACCCAATGCGTTACCTAGTGTGCTAGATATAGCGTTGATTTGTTGCTGTCGTTGAATAGCACCACTGTTGTTTTGCTTTGCAACTGTTGCTGTTCTCACAGCGTGTTTCTTAGTAGGAGCAACATCCATAGCTGCTCCAGCATTTGCATCCTGTATTGGACTACGCATGTTACTTACCTTATGCTAATTGTACACTCATATCTGATTGCTGATAGTTTATTGCTAGTATGTCATTACCTGAGCTATTACCCCAAGCATCGTCACCCCATGCAACGTCAGCAGTACTGTCTACTCCGAACAACCCATCCATACCATCCATCAAGTCAGCACCCATGCCTACCATAGCGGCGGCACTGTTACCTAGACTCATAGCCAAACTTGGCGTACTTACATAGGTACCATCTAGTGCTAACATAGTTGATGTTGATTGGTATATAGACGCTAATTGGTTCTCGATTTGTTGTTCAGCGTTCTTTCTGTTATTCGACTGGGCTACACTTGAGTTAACCTCAGTCTGATAGATCACGTCATTAACTGACTGACCCTCTACTCCTGATACTGCCGCTGCTACCTTAGCCTGTGCTTCTGCTTGGTCTTGCTTCATAGCAATTACCACATTAGTATTAATACGGTCTTGCTTTATTGCTGCAATGTTAGCTTCTGCCGCTGATCTCTGGTTAGCTGCGTTGTGCATACCTGCAAATGCAGAGTAGTATTGCCCGTAGGCTATATCATACGCTGCGTCTGCTGAGGCACCAGTCATCAGGTCTGCGACTCCTGTTATAGCTGCCGCGTAACCTCCTGCACCTACTGCCATTATTTCATCCTTTGTTTAGATTGGAAGTACTGACCTTCCCAACTAAGGGCGGCTATAGTACAACCTAAATAACTATCTGTAAAGAAAGTCGCTGTGGCTAGGTCGGCTCTTTCTGAATAAGGGAACTTCCAATCACCTGTAAAGGCGTTGATTGAACCTAGTGGGTATTGACCTACGAACCTAGCTTCGAACTTACTTGTTAGATCATCACTGTATTTAGATGTCTTGAGCATGGTTAGCTCAGGAGTCTCTACTAATGATACTATCCACTTACCTATACGGAGTGTGTCTGTTGTTATAGTAGACCCATCTTCTGCATACTTGAATGGTCTGCTAGGTTCATACAGAGATGTGTATAATTTCCCTATATATACCTGTGCATCAATAGCTAAAGGTTCATCTAGGAGAATTTTACCAGCCTTCATTTGGTATCCTATCTCCCATAGTTCACTCTCCGCGTTCACACCTCGTACTACAATGCTGTTAGCTATATCGTAGTCGGCTGGGATAGTTACAGTAGTACCTCCTGATAGGAAGTCTACACCACGTATTAACATATCATCTAGGAACACGTCCGTTGGACTACCAGTAATTCGCGTATACATAGGTATAGCCTTAGTACGTATACTATTGCCTTTCGCTACTACGAGTACTAACTCGTTCTTACGAAACTTTATATCTATAATACGTTCATCTTCTAGGAAGACCCATTCACTCCAAGAGCGTTGGGCAGTCTTACTATTAGCGTCAGTGTATTGTTCATATACGTATAGGACGTTGTCTGCTGATTCTGTTGTCGTCATTGCAATCATTTCAAGGTTAGGTGAGGCAGCTAATAACTCAGCCGTACCTTTTAAATAACCTACTACATGATTAGTAACGGGACTAGCGAAATCTTGACTTGTGTCCTTCTGACCTGTATACATTTGTAACCCTGTACTGTCCCCATAATCAATAGGGAAGAATACTGTGTTACCTATAGTTACAGGTGATACTGAAGTCTGACAGTTGTACTTAGTAGTCAGTGGCATACTAATAGTCTGAGGCGTAATAGCCTCTGCACCACTAATCTTAAACTGAGCATTAGCAGATATACATAGTAAGTCTCTGTTCTGAGATACTAAGTGTAACAGTTTATCAGAGCCTAACTCTGACGTTGTTACTGCTACTGCATCTGATACTAATAAGGTTACAGCGGACTGTTTAAACCAGTTGAGTGTATCGTCTGTTTCAGTCATGTATACAGTATTACCTGCTACTACTATTAACCGTTTCTGGAAATATCCCATTGTCGTAAGTGGTTGACCTACAAAGTCTGGTATAGGTGCTGAATCATCATCACCTGCTTGCCGAGACTTAAAAGGAACTTGTGCAAAAGAAAAGTTTGTACCGTCATACTTTATAACGTGTGGCATAGTACTGTTGTCTAATGAGTGTGGTTGGTCTGGGTGTCTACTTTCTGCCCATACTACCTCTTCTAATTCTAACCCTGTAACTATGTCTCCAATACGTTCTGCCTGTAGGTAGTACGTACCTTTACTAGATATTGGGTCAGGGCGGATAGTTACTCTCGTACCTACCTTAGCGTACTTAGGAAACCCTTCGGTACCCTCTACTACTTGGTTAATCGCAACTGCGGAACCATCACCTTGTCCAGATTCTATATCTACTTTTATCCAGTTAGCTTTACCATCTTCCCAGATAGCTACTGTCGAACCTATAGCTGCTGCTGATATGTTCTCGAGTCCACTCTCTGTTACTTCTGGAGGCCACGGTGAGGGTGTATATAGTACGTTGATCTTTCTAGCCAACTCTTCTGCAACTGCGGCTGTAGCTCTCGCTTTATCCGCTGTGTCGTAATCTGCTGGGTCGCCTAACTCTGGTATCTCTACCACTACGTACTGTCTAAGCCCTAATGAATCTGTAACTGATAGTCGTATAGACTCTGAGTAGTTTAACGCTGAAATTATATTTACATGCGATACTTTCTCTATACTACCCGTGTCCACGTCTGTTAAACTTTCTATAGTCGTACTTAGGGATAGTACATATGTGTCGTGTTCTATAGAAAACATCTTGAACTTGTCACTGGCATAACCAGAGGTATCTAGTGTATCTATAAGTACGTCGTCTACAGAGCAGTACATTAAGTCGAGGCTAGAGTCATGTAAGAAACTAAACTCTTGTCCATCTCGCGTATACGAATGGTATGCCGCTGTGAATGAACTTGCTACTTCTGCTATTGTAGAGCGCCACATACTCGGTGGTCGTCTTGTCAGTTTATTAACAGGGTCAGACCTAAAGTTTATTTGTCGCTCAGCGTAACCCTGTGGTCTAGCTCTAGGTGCAAGCGTACTTACACCATGTATAGGACTAGGATAACTTTGTTCAATTCTCATGTTAGCTCCTTACACATCAGGGTCACCAAAGAAACGTTTATTACCTCGTGCATATGGGAATACCCCACCACGCGCTCTAGCAATTCTAGGATTCTTGAAGATGTTGTATTGACCTTCTTCTAGTTCCTGCTTCTTTAAGTCTAAGAATGATTTACCAGCGTCTTCCTTTAAAGATTGCTCTTTCTGGGCGTCCTCTAGTTCATCTCGTACAAACTCTGCGGCTGCTGAGTAAGCTACTGTTTCTTGCATAACCTGTGGCATATCATCCCATTCTAGGACGTATGTAACACGGGTTAGTACCACGTTGTCGGTAAATACTGCTGTCTGTAATTGTTTGTCGTAGAGTCTGCGACCACGTAATACGTAGGTGCTGTTCTCTGCCACTAAGGACGTCACTGTCTCAGGTACAATAATTGCACCTTGTTCATCGGGTGCTGTGGTGATGTTGTAATCAATGTTACACCACCAACCTTTCCGTTGTATACGTCTACTTACACGTTTCATTGTAGCTCTGGCGTTAGCCGCGTCTGGATGATCTGTGTCTATCGAGTTTACTGGGGAAGACCCAATCAACCTGAGTAACATGTTTAATGTTTCTAACTCGTTCATTGAGTCGTCTCCTGTTGTTTAATATTATTCATAAAGCCCACTAACTAAAGTGAGCTTGAGTATAATACTAGTCTACTACGAGGTAGTAGTAAAGATAGCTGCCGCCATCTCTGCACGATTCGGAGTTACACCGAACGCTAAGTATGAATCAATGAACCATTGTAACTCAATATCTGAGTAGTAGACTTTAGAAGTCAATGGAATTGTTTCACCTGCAAGTAATGCTTTAGGTTGTAAGAACAAAGCAATACATTTAGCATCGTTAGCTGTTACATCGTAAGCGTTACCGTTACCCGCGTTAGACAAGAAATGAGTTTGACCTACATCTGATGCTGCTGGGAAGCGGTTAGTTACTTGAATACGTACACCATTCGCTTGAAGTACTTGACCTTTAGCGAAGTCACCGTTCATCTCTGAGAAATCACGGTCTAATAACTTATCGTTACGTAGTAAAGTGTAATACTCAGCAGGACGCACTAAGATAACACCATCAGAAAGCTCTACGTCTTTCTCTGCGATAGCTTGGCACATGTCTTGAATGGCACGTACTAACTTATCGCTATCAGCTTCATCACCTAAAGTGGTAAGCATGATAGGTGTAGCACCTTGGAATCCTTCTGGTGCTGTACGGATAATCTCCGTATAACCACCAACGCCACCTAACCAACCACCTAACTTAGTACCCGTTGGGTCTTGGTTAGTGATTTGTGCGGCTTTGATACCTTGCACGATGAATGCTTCATCGAAGAACTTACCGATAGTACGACCATGTTCCATACCTACTTCTTTACGCACATCTAAGTGAGCTAGGAAGTCGTCTAATAAGAACTGGTTGGTACGCGCTAATACGATAGTATCTACTTTAACAGAGATGTTATCGAATGTAGGGCTTGAATCAGTAGGACGTACACCGCGACTAACTTTCTGTAAAGCTGTGAAGCCCATACGGTCGTTAGTTACTGTGTCTGTACCACGTACTGACTTAAAGTTGAAGAACTGGCGCATGAAAGATTCTTTCAGGATGCGATGTTCTACTTCACCACCGTATTGCTCGATGAATAAAGGGTTGACTGAACCACTGTTGATTCCGCCTTGGTGACCGTCACGTACTTGTGCTTGCGCGACTGCTTGACCGATAATTGACATTTATATGTTCTCCTAGGAAGTTATGTCTATTTGATACCACGTTGGATAGATTTCGTACGTCTTGCATCTAATGCTGCAATTTCGCGTGACTCTCCATACTGATGTCCTGCTTTCACAAGTTTATTCAGTTCCGTGTTGTATTCAGATTTTGTAATTGATTTGTCGTTAGTGACAGGTGTTTTGTCACCATCTAACAACTCTGCTTCTTGAAACTCTTGAGTACCAATCGATTCTTTGAATGCAGTCGTTAATTCTTGCACAGCTAACTTAGCGGCAAGTCCACCTTGAGCTAACAGTTTGTTAATCTCAGTGCGGTGTTCGTTCGATACGTTAGGTTCCCCTTCTGTCTCTCCCTTAGTCCAAGTAGCTAACTCTTTCCACATTGACTCACCTGTTTGATCAGGGTCGCTTGTAATGTCTTTGAATGCTTCTTTAACTTGGTCGTATACAGCTGTATCTCTTGCAGTTGCCGCTGTGGACTGTTCGTTATGAATGCCCTTAATCTGGTCAGCAATTAATGATGCTACTGCGTCACCATGCTTCTCCTTCAATGCAACTAATGTGTCTAAGTCAACCTTACCATCATTGGCTTTGGCGTACTCAGCTACTTCTTTCATGCTCAGACCAGCTTTTTCAATAAGCCCTGTGACTTGTCCAAGGGTTGACTTGTCCACTTCTTTTTCAGGAAGTTTAGTGTCTTTCTCTTGTTCGTCAGGCTTCTTACCCTTAGCTTCTTCTTCATTAGGTTTCCCTGAGTCTTGTTCTGCTTTGGTTGCTGCTGTCTGTTCAGCTGTTTGTTCTGGTGGCGTGTCTCCGCCACCACCGCCTTCACCGCCAGATTCCTCTGCCATGTAACTACGGTTAAATCTATTGAAAATCATGTGCTGAGTTTCCTGTTATTGTGTTGGTTGTTGAGGCTGAGCCGCTACTTTAGCTTGCTCTTCCATACCGACCATTTGTGCTTGTTGCTTCATACGCTGTTCACGGGCTGCTTCAACTACATCTTTGTCCTTTAAGAACTTCTTGTAGTCTACGCCATGTCCTGCACCTAGCATTGCTATAACATCGCTGAATTCCATCCACTCTTTCACTTCGTCTGGTACGTCAGATAGAATAATCATGTCCTGCATAAATGCTCGGAAATTATCTAACTCACTGTTACGAGATAGTGATTCAAGTCCTGTAACGATAACAGGTTCGATGTCTTTAAATACGGCGTCTAAGTTTCTTAATGCACGTCTAGCTAGAGGTAGTTGTAGTTCAGTAGCAAGTCGTGAATAAACACCACCTAATGAACCTTCTAACTCTTGAGCTTGCATTCTAATCTCTTGTGCTGTAACACGCTCTGCGTCACGAGTGACTGCTGAGTTTAAGAGGAATGCTGCACCAATGCGTCTAGCTACTTGGTCGAACTGATGTGATAGGAAGTCAGTGACGTTCGCTACTTGAGGTTGATGTACGAATATATCTTCTTCTCTACCATGTACGTATGCACCTGATGGGGATTCTGTTAACTCTCGTACGTCTGTCATACCTGCTGGATTTACTAAGTTCTTCACATCTGTCATAACAGTTGTATAGTCTACTATAGCTTCCGATAGGTTAGACAACTTGTGGAAGTCACCTGAGTATAATTCTACTAAACCTGTACCGTAGTCTTTACCACGTGCTAAATCCCATGTTAATGGAATCCAAGGTAGTTCGTCCTGCTTATACACACCGATTGATTTATGGCAGTAGCAAATGTCTTCCAACTCTTGCCATACCATGAACTTATCGTCACCCACTTTCTGGATGCCTGTGTAAATAGATACGTTGTCCTCTGACATGTAACCCGCTGCCTCTGCAATAGCTGCTAGCTCGTCACTTAGTCCTGACACTGATTTAGTTTCACGTATGATACACTTAATCATTCTACCACGTAGGTCACGTTTTGCTGTATAGTCACGTAATGAATACGCTACCATGTCGGCGTTAACGTCTTTCGGTGCATAGATTAAACTGTTACCAGTAATGATTAACTGCTTCATAACATCGTGCATTATAATACGCGCGTTAGAGGCATTCATGTTAGTCATGGCTGCTCGTTCAGCTTCCGCTAGTGATGCGTCTATCTGTGCACCCTTCGTACCTGTAGCTAATACTTCTTGTCGTTGCTCTTGTGTCAAGTTCATACGAAAGAATGGTCTTGATGGTTGGAATAGTGCCATCATTATTTTGTTTGATAAGTTGGTGACTGCTTGAGCGCCTACTGATTGGTAATCCAGTTGCATCTCATCGTACTCCATTAAGGGGTCGTCTGGGAATACCGTTGGTATAGTCCAACCTGCATAACGCTCACAGCGGGTCAATGTTTCTTCTCGGCTATAGTCGCCTTCTAGGAACTCCCCGCGTAATACATAATCACCAGACAAATGTTTTGCTTTTATCTCGTCTATGTGCATACTAGATCCTTACACCTGTGGAAAGTTCATCATCGTCTAAGTCGTCGTCAACTTCTAGGCTAATTCTACCTAAGTCACCAATGCCCTCACCTTCTGTCTCTGCAAATATCTCTGCTTTTCTAGCTTGCTTGTCAGCTTCTAGTGCATCCTTCCTTGCGTTTTTCTCGGCTTTCTCTGCGGCTCTCTTTGTTTGCTGTTGAACAGCAACTCCTGAGACTACAATAGCGCCAGCTATCCAAAAACTCATATGTTAATCCTGATGTGTTAGTTGGTTTGAATAACTGATGAACTCATCGTAGTTATCAAACGTTAAGTCATCAACTAGTTCATCAGGGTTACTGACGTCCGTTAAGTGTGCTGTGTTCCAGACTGCTTCCTCTGGTGCATACACTACACGTTGAGTACCTGCCTTACTTATAAATGTACAAGGGGCTACATACTCGTTGTGTCCATTAGAGTCTATTACAATAACTCGACCTGTTGAGATAATGTTAACTAATGGCCGCTTATGTACACGGCTAAGAACTATAGAACCTTTCGGTATTAATAACTCCCGTACGTATAACCCGTCAACCATATGGTTAGTTACATTATCTTCTAGCATGATTTTAGCTAGGTCACCGTCTTCATTGAATTGCTCTAAGTAAGCACGAAGTGGACGTACTTCTTTGTCGAACGTAGTAGGCGTAAGTCCTGCTAAGCTCGCTGAAATTATTTGGAGGTTTATTCCCTCCGTGTGTAGGGCTTTAGCCAAAGAAGTAAGTGGCTTTTGTAATGTCGTCAATGTCATAATCTCCCCGTGGTAACCCTCGGGTCGATACACCCTGCTGATCCGCCCAATGACGGATTGGGTCTGTTTTAGTATACATATGGCGAAATGCTCGCCTAATGGTCTTAAACAGCTTACCAGTGTTCCCAGCGTGTGTACCGAAATCATCGTGAATCATTGCGTAGGAATGTAAATCTACCGCATTGATAGTTAATACCATATGAGAGCTATCAACCGAATGTACGAAATTTGGTGAAATCCCGCTCCGTTGACCTGCTAGGTATACACCACCTGCGTTAGCATCTGGTACATACAACTTCACTTTACCTTCCAAGTGTGTGCACACCTCCACCATGTTGTCTATCTTATAGTGTTGGTATACTGGAAAGCCGATTATTGTCTTCCACTGACAAAAGTCTGTCCCTACGTTCTTTTGAAGCCATGCCATAGCAGCTCTCGCAGCGACCACTACCTCACCTATGGCTGACCATAGTATCGGTGTAAGGTATTTAGCCATTGCCCACTGTTCTTTCTCGTCCATATTGAACTTAGTCCAGTTATCTAGTACATATTCGAATATGTAGTTTCGGGCTGACTGCTGAGTAGCTCCATAGGGAAGCGTCATTACAGGTCTTTTGGCGCACTTACGGGTAATGCCCACCTGTAACCAGATTTTAGCTAACGCACAACCATCATCAGCTAATACTTGTAGCTTGTCGGTTGTAACTTGCGCTACCTCTCCGTAAATATCTTCGGGTTTATCACAGTCTAATAGGTTAGTAGCTTTTGCGCCTACTTCGTCTCTTAACATTGCTGAGAAGTGTTGAAGTCCATTACAACTACCATCTAGCCCTACAGCTAAATGACCTATTGCTTCTGGGTTTCTACCATAGTCAGAACGTCCCCATTCAAAGCAGAATGCTAGGAACTGATATGGTTTGTCAGCTTCACTCCATTGAGTGTTGCTAATTGGGTCTTCAACGATAGCGCGGATTAATGGTTCGTTGTCTAGTACCCATTGGACTCTATCCTCGTAAGGTAGTTTGTCCTCACCAAATACATTAGCACCTTGTATTGCTAACCATTTAATGCCCTCTTTACCAAGTCTCACACCCTTATCGAATCTTAACAATCCTTTAGCTGAGTCTGAACCTTGTGGTGATAAACCTGTTGTAGCACAGTATATACGTCCTCTAAAGTCACAGTTGTACACGAAGTACAGGCTGTCCCATGAACGTAGTTCTTGTGCTAATAGATGTCCTTGTCGGAATCCTATCACTTGTCCTTTACGTTGACGCTCGTTATCATGTTGTTTCTTACGTAACATCTTCCAAGCTGTGATTTCATCTATTTGTTCTTGTGTATGTGTACCTTTTTCAACATCTGCTAAGTGCTCTGGGA